TTCTTTAGGTTTATAGGGTTTCAATCCCCAAGAATAAAATTTTTGACTGATGGAATCAAAAATTGTAATTAAATTGATTGTATCATTTGCTAATTTTGGTTCTGGAAAGTTTTTAGGTGAAAATGTTTCAATGTCCCAAAAGTAAATCTTTAAAGGATTTGCCAGTGCTTCTGGCTTATGGATATCATCTTTGAATGAAGACAACAAAAATTCTTGTTCACAACTGAGATTGTGAAATATTCTTTTAATGGCCGTCTCGTTTACAAATTTATTACGTTCAAATTGATTTTTGAACTTAACTTTTTTTAGAGGTGTATTAAAAATAGAGACCGCATCTGTGCCGTATGCAGATTCTACGAACAGATGCGGTTCATAACTGGATTCTAATTTGATTCGTTTACCATTTTCATTCCACGTCCACAGATGGACACACTGTTTTGCGGAATCATAAAAGACATTTCGATACATCTCAATATTTTCATATCAATGTGATGGAATGTCACTCTATTTTACTTTCCATTTAACATCAAACTCGCTCCAATCTTCTGGAACATCTTCAAATTTATTTTCTGTTAAAACTCCCCATCCAGATGAGCATTTTTTATAATTATCATCCAAGAAGACTTCAAAATTACTTAATTTGTTTTGAAATGTTTTAGATTTATTTGTGTAGATATTAGGTCTTCCGTCTTTTTCTACTTCACATTGTATTGTTTCTATAGATTTGTTATCTATTAGCAATTTTAAAGTGGTTAAAACTAAAAAATCACACCCCTGTAAATCACTTATATAAGTTTTAACACTTTTAATATCATTTTCTTCTAAAAAATTTATTAAATTTACAGTAGGCACCACAATTTTTTCTTGGGTTTTAATTAAATGATATAAATTACTTTCTTTATTAGGTTCTAACAATGAACTAGAATCACCGTTGTTGCTTGATATGTAGAAATACATACTTTCATTATGTCTATCACACACAGCAGCATTAATTATTTTTACATGGGGGTGGGAGTTAAATCTTTGAAATAAAATTCTACAAAAATTTGGATTGGCTTCAAATATAAAAACTTTTTCATAATCATCAATCAAACCAGAAACACCATTTCCGTGATGGCCTCCTACATAAATTAAAACATTTTCGAATTTTTTCATTTTTTATTTGGATAACTGATCTTGATTTAGTTTAATTAAATTAGGACTTTTTAAATTTCGCTCTTTAGATCCCCAATTAGTAAAATACATTGCCTCAAATTCATCCAAATGATCTTCTAACCACAATTTGTCCGTAAAATCGTGAATATTTTTAGAAAGTTTCATATATCTGTCATAATCTGATGTAATGTGTTCTAATTGGCTTATCAGATCAACACCTTTATCAAATTTTAACTCTGCATCTTTATATGTACAGAGATTTTGAAAGGTTCCTGGCATGCCAAATGCACCGGATTCAACAATTTTAATGTTACTTTTAGATTTATTGAAAATATTATCTTGCAAGGGTGCAAAACTTACGTTACATGCTGCATCGTGTATGGCTTTGGGTAAATCAAACAAAGAAGACCACGGTAAAAATTCCATTTCACCATTATCAATAAAGGGTTTAACCGAAAGTGGAAATGTTCCTTTCCAAACAAATTTAAATTTCTTGCGAGCCTTAATAATTTCATCAACAACGTGAGCAAAATCATCCTTTAGTCCAGTTTTATTGGCAACATCTATATGAGTGCCGGAACCAGCATACAATACTCGTGGTCTCCTCTTATGTTGATCATAAAGTTTTGCTATTCTATCTGGATAATAGTAATGTCCCAACCATTGTTTTGGAGCATAATTAGGAATGACTGTTACTTTCTTCGAACCAGTTTTTTCAATATAATAATCTTTCATATATTGACAGGTGACTGTCATCTCGTCCATCAATTCCATAATTTCTAAAATAGTGTTTTCCACTTCTGAGGATGCAAAAGCTTCCTTGCATCTATTATAATCTGGAATATCATTTCGGAAGACCACATCATCAATTTCATACACCAATTTATAACCAATTTGATCTTTATGTTTGTGAAGTTCTTGTATAAAACTTTTTTGTACCGGAGTTGCCTGTCTTTGCATTCTTATAGTTTTAATGTTTTGATAAAAACGCAAATCTAAAACCATACTAGTTAATCCAGATACACAAGCCTTATGATAAGCATTGAGAGAAATTTCGGGCCATATCATACGCCAGAAACCACAACCACCGTAATCTGCATAATAGTTTAATGCTCGTGGTAAGTTGGCTTCTTGCATTACTACAGGTGCCTGCACTGGAATCCGAATAGGAACAGATGAGATGTATCGGTTCTTGGGTAAAAAAGATTGATAATGTCCAGATGGTAAATTTGGAATACCATGTTCCACAGAAGAATATTCGTAAACTATTTTATCATCTAAATTATGAGATGAATTGTCTGAAGATTTTAATTTTAAGGCCATTGAAATAAATAGAAAAATTTTTCAAATGTCACTAGACTCTTAACGCTCTATCCCAAACCATTAAATGCAAACGAGGAGACATTTTAAATCCATACTGCTTACACAATTCTGCCACTGGTTCTGCATTATCTATATGTTCTGCTCTTGAACCGGCACATACCATAATCCATATAAGATCCCGAGGAATCATAAGACCAGGGTGATTAATAAAATCTATAAACAACTCTTGCATATCAGTTTCATCCTTGATGACAAATTTAAAACAGGAATTGTGATCTACATGAAATTTTAAAGCCTGTAAATTATAACGCTTTTGTTTAGAATCTCCGTTAGAGGATAATTTTGGAGACGTTGTAAAAGTTGCATTATATTCTTCTACCCATTTTGGATCCGGTAGAATGGTACCATTGGTCTCAAAATCTATACGAGGAAGAAATCCAAAGTGATTTTTAAAGGCTTCTACAAACTTTAATAGAGGTTCTTGCCGGAGCATGGGTTCTCCTCCAGTAATTTTCCATATATCACCTCGACGGAGGTTATCAGCTAATCCATTTTCTTTATAAAATTTGAACAATTGTTCAAAACTATACTTATTTTTCTTAGACCAAGAGATATAAGAATCACAACCCCACGGAGAATCTGGTGATGCCCATCCGCGGCAGGTTAGGTTGCACCCAAACAGCCTCATGAATACACTCGGATAACCAATAAACTTTCCTTCACCTTCAATGGTATGAAAACCAGGTCCATCATCACTGATCAATAGATAATTTTCTTCAGACATATATTTATATTACTGCAAAATTCTAGTAACGCCATCTTGTTTTTCTAAAAGAATGACTTGATCTATTCCGGCTCTGTCCGTGGCTTTGTTATGTGATATGATATACACACTTTCCTGGTAGGTTTCTACCCGAGTCCGAAGAATATTAAGAATTTTGTCAACTCCCTTTTCATCTAGGGCGGAATCAAATAATTCATCATACATACTCAAGGAGAAAGAGGTTCCAGCCTGCATGCGTAATACATCTTGGAACATAAAGAGGATGGCTAGATCTATTCTCTTCCGTTCTCCTCCGCTAAAATTAAAGTAAGAACATTCTATTCCTCTCTCGTTATAAATAGTCTCTTCAAACATTTCATTAAACTCACACTTACAAGGAGCTTCTAGAGCTTGTAGATAGAAATTAAGTTTTGAATTGAGGATATTTAACATCTTTTTAATGATGAAGGTTTTTACACCTTCTTCTGACACGATATACTTGGCAGATTCTAAAACATTTATCCTTTTTTGAATGTTAGATAGTTTTGTTTCCAGTTCTTCATTTTTTGAAGAAGCGGTGTCTATTAAAAGAGTAAATTGGTTGGGTTCGTTCTGTATTTCTAAAATTTCATTGTGAATTTCTTCATTACGGCCTTTAAATTGATTTATTTCCTGGGAGACCAAATTTAAAGAATTTAATTCTTTCCCATGTTTCTTAATATCTAAATTTAAATTATTAATAGCATCAGATATTATATTGCAATTTTCTTTCTGACTTTGTAATTCCTTAGAAGTAAACTTAATTAATTCTTGATCAATTTTTATATTAGAATCAAATTCTTGAATGAGCTGTTTAATATGTATTTCATCTACATTCTCAAAATCTCTTTTACACACCGGACAAGTTTTTGTGGTTTGCTGTAGTTTTAAAATTTCTTCTTTGTTTGTTTTTACGGAAAGATTTAATGCATTTATTTTTAAATTTATATCAAAAATCTTTTCGGAACATTCTAAAGACAGAGTTTGGAGTTGAGATATTTTAAATTCTTTCTTATCAATTAGTTCTTTTAAATTTTGTTGAGCATTTTCAACTCCTTTAATATCTGCATTTTTTTCTTCTAAATTTTTGATAGTTTCTAAATTTTCATTAACCTTTTTCTGCAAGGAAAATACTTTTAAATCTAGATTGTCTTTCCATTTTTTGGATTGATTTTTGTAAGTTTCTAGGTTTTTTTGATTGTCTAAAAAATTAAAACTGTCTTGTTCATTTTGTTTCTTACACTCATTAAGATCTGAGCGAACCTGCAATAACATTTCGCCGAAGATGCCTAGATGCAAAACGCCTTCAACAAATTTACGCTTGTCTACCTTCTTCTGAGCCATAAAAGGTAGTGTGTTATTAGCAGTCATAATAACTGCATTCTGAAACACTTCTTCACTGGCTCCTATAATTTCTTTTATGAGTTCGTCTGTTTTGGGTAAGGAGGATCGTGTTATGTCAACTCCATTACATAATAATTCTGTTTTGTTGGGTTCGGCCCTTCGTGTTAGTATATAACTGTCTATTTTCTTTGAAGTAATAACATCAAAATTTAAAACAACACAACACCCACCTTTGGATTGATTGTGGATAATTTTATCTCTTTTAATGTCTCTTATGGTATTTCCGAATAATGTCCAGTAAACTGATTCAATTAGGGTACTTTTTCCTACACCGTTGCGACCACCCTTGTCTCTATTTTCCCCAGTAATAAGACTTATGCCTGAATTAAACCATAACTCCAGAGACTCTTCACCAACTGAGAGAAAATTTTGTATAATTATTTTTTTAAATAAAATTTGCTTCACCAATTTAGTTTAACTCAAACTAATGAAAATTACACCAAAAATGAGGTGTTTTTAAAAACAGCTGATAATATATTTGTTTGATTGTCAGACGGAACTCTAATACAATCCTCTACATTTGAAGAATTTATTAAATGATAACCAATTTCATTCATAAAATTGGTTAAAGAAGACAAATTAAAATGCCACAAATGTTCATCTGGTCTTCTATGTTTCCAATTTAAAAACCATTCATCTGAATTATAATGACATTCTGGGACAGATATATAAATGTATTTTGTTTTTAATTTCTTAATTTCATATATGTCTTCAAAATGTTCCAACACATCAAAAAAACAAACAACATCATACGAGTCTTTGTAGATATCATCTACACAAATGCAGCCACTTGGTGTTATATATTCATTGACCTCAAAACCAAAACAGTTTTGAATCTTGGATTTAGCTGCATTTAAAAAATCACCATTTCCGAAACCAACATCTAATATACTCGTTGGAACTTTGTCCAACGAGCCTATCAAATAACCCAATCGCAAGTATGACATATTAATAGATAATTCCTTATATACATCATATCTTTGTTTAATATAATCTATATTATATTCTTTTTTGTGTTTAAAAAAATTTTTCTGTTTTATTAAACCGTTTTTGAATTTTTCATAGTTGTCTACCATATTATATTTTTATCCAATTATTTTTAGTTCTGTGTGGTTCTTCGGGATTTCTACAATATTTTAAATCATGATGAAATAATTTACTGTTTGTAGATATACTATCAGCTAGTAAATGAAAACAAGAATCAACTGCATGTATTTCTTTTGCATTTTCTATGAGTTTACAATAATCAAAAATTATAGGAGTTATGGGTTCAACAAAAATTCTTTTTATATCTGTTCTCAAACTTTCATACACTATACGATCACCACCAGAACTTCCGTTTTTGTGTATTAAAATATATTCTTGATTGTCGGGGTTTAAAATATTATATAGATTATTTTCTCTTTCTTTATCTCTATTAAATTTAAATCCTTCCCATCTAATGTTAAAATCTATCTCATATTGTTTGTAAAAAATTTCATCCCAGGTTAAAACATTGTTAGGATCTTTTTGCAAGGAACGCAAATGGTCAAATCCTATTTTTAATAAAGAGGGATGTGTCAAATTATTTTTTGAAATAAAATTATCAATTTGATGATATTGTCCGCTCAAATATTTTACACCATTTATGTCTCTATACATAAATTTAACAGATTCTAAATTTTGAGGAGTTACTGCAATGTGGGGTTCATCTATTTGATAAAGTTTAATAAGTTTTCTTACTAACCCGTTACAAATTATATGATCTCCTAATCCCAAGTGATGATAAATATAGGTTGTTTTCATTTTAATTTTAAATTAAAATTATTTTTACTTCTCTTGTTATAATTTATTTGATCTATAGAATAATACGCTTCATTGCGGACATATAATTCATCGTATGTAGATTTTTGCCATGCTGGATGTTGGTGTTCTATGATAACTTTAGATGATTTATAAACTCTTTTTAACTGAATAGAAACTTCCGTAAATTCATTATCACACCACAAACTAATATAATCTGGATGGTATATATAATTAAATCTTTCATAATATTTTTTGCCTAATATACTAAGAGTGTTTAACCTGTCTTGAGCACCATCGTGGTACCATAATACACCATCTGTGTCTTCAAAATTATTCTTCATGTCTTGACGAATAATTTCATCATACCCCATAATTATAGGAATCATGTCATCAGACGCCAATAGTAATATATCCCAACCAGATACTTTTTCTAAATCTGCATTTACGGCTTGTATTTTGGTTTTACTATCTCCATAAAAATAAATTAATTTTACTCTTTCTTGATATTTCTTCAATTTACAAATAATTTCTTCATTATTCATAAGAGGATCATCTGAATCCATTGAAATCAAAAATGCTATTTTGGATATATTAAATGCCTTTTCAATATATAAATCCAAAACTTCAAAGAATTTTTCAGATCTTCCACGAGTTGGAAATTTAATTAAAATTTTATAAGAGTTCATATAATTAACCTGTTGTAGATGGATAATAAAAATAAATAGGATCTGTTATGTAAACTTCTGTAACTAATTCTTCTTTTAAACGGAGAGAATAATCTTTATCTTCCTGATATGATAAATCAGGAAATCCTACCTTTAAAGCAATTTCTCTCTTTACTGGATTGAGATGATTTGGACATCTATAATATATGTTATTTTCTTCATACCATTCTTTATATTTTATAGAATGAATAAATTTGCGGGATCCTAGATGTTTTTGGGTAATAATTCCTTCTATTCCAACACAATCTGGTTGATCTTTTATGGCTTCTAATATACTAGATATAAAATAAGGAGACACCATATCATCATCATCTACAAATACGATGTAATCTCCTTGAGCAGCATTCAAGAGTTCATTTCTCTTGGCTCCTATGGTTTTTTCCCCGTCATCTATATTTGCCAACATTTCAACACTATTATTAGATTGAGCATTGAGAATCCGTGCTAGATTATGAAAAACTAAAGACCTCTTGGTGAGCGTGGCGGTTAAAATGGAAAGTTTTTTTGACATATTAAAAAGAAACCAAGTAATGTATATAGTTATCTACAGAAGTTGATAAAACAACTTGTTTTATATTATCTAAACAATTTGTTATGCCATCTATTTTATGAGATTCTAAATTACTATTTTTGTATGCATTAAATTTTTTCCCATTAATTTCATGACATATATTTTCTTGAGGATCATTTAACCGGTGTATATGAGACACACTAAAAAATTTACCAAAGGGGTGTTTGTAAGGAACTAATCCCTCTCTTACACATCTTTCATATAAATCATCATCTTCTTTGCCCCATCCTTCATACTGATTACTGTACCCATTGACCTTGATTAGATGATCTTTATTAAAGAGAACAACCCCTCCCATGATTTTGTCCGGGATATTAACATAATTAAACTGACTACAATGACTACTAATGTGGGATGGAACGGAAGGATAACTGTAGTCTGCATATTCGGGTAATAGATCCACATCATGAAAACATATATAATCACCAGAAGACTTGGTGTACCCTATATTGTTCAACAAGCCCTTATTAAAGGGCTTGTTGTTATCTTGTTCCACAACAATAATTTCATAATTTTCTACTTGTCTGGAAACATAGGAATGAAGAGATGGAATAATTTTTTCTAAAGCATTCTTGCGATCTCTGTATGGAATTATTATAGAAAGTTTTTTGTCTTTATTAATTTCTTTTTTTCTGCTATAATTATTTTGTAAAAACATTAAAGAATAACATAAATTTTTAATACCCTCATCTTCTATACTGTTTGTAAATTTGCCCCATTTATTAGTAAAATGTTTAGCAGAAACGTCCCAATTTTCTTTGTATTTGTCTTTATTGGTTATAGAAGATTCTTCATTACTTCCTAGTATATCTGTTATATAATCTTGACTGTTTAATAAATCTGGAAAATACCAAAAAGGAGGTGCTACATTATTGGTAACTAAATTGTATGCAAAATCTACATGCTCAAATGCATTTATATAAGTTTCATCAAAATATCCTAATTTAGTTACCAGATTAGAATGTATGTACATAAATGCTCCTTGAGGGTTGTGGTAAAACCCAAGTTTAGTGCCGTCTGGTTGTTCAAGAACAAATTTTAAGGTCTTTTCATTATTTGCCACCTTTTCAAAACACAGATGATGTATTCCTGTAGAATTTGCGGCTTTAATGTAAGCATTAAACACACCCGGATCTTTAATTAGAATATCATCTTCTATGAGAAATAAGTGTTTATATCCCTTATCAATGAGATATTTTAGGAGTATGTTCTTGCTTTTGGCTACTCCTTTTTGTTTTTTGTTTAGGATTATATGATCTACATCCCACTGAGGAGTAGCATAACTATTTTCTCCATCATTAACAACAACAAGTGTTCCTATTTTATTTCTAGGAACACTTGCAAGAACTTGCTGATAATAATCAGGTCTATTGTAGGTTAATATACCTACTCCTATTTCTGATGGTGAGATTTCCATATCTGCTTTAAAGATTCTAACATATCTTTTTCAGAAGTAAACCTTTCCGGAGGACCATAATTGGTTACTATTGAAAATTTATTTTTAGATATAAAAATATCTAAATTCTTTTTAAAATTTTCCATAAAATCTTGCTCAGATCTTATTTTACTTTGACCATGGTTTGCTACTATATCCTTTACATACAATGAAGAATTTTTAACATCTGCAAACCATCTAAAAGGAGGATGATATCCCTTTAATGATATATGCAAGGTATGGTCTACGTGTTCGAGTGCATTATAAAAAGATTCATCCATTAATCCTACATCTTTTAAAACGTCTATATGAAAATAACTCAATGCCCCTAAAATATTAGGATAAAGATCTATTATGGTTCCGTCTGGGTAATTAACACTCTTTCTTATAATTGGTTGTCCTTGTGGATCCAAATTATGATTTCCGTGTAGCCCAAAATTAAAATGTTTTATACCGGTTGTTTTGCTGGCTTCTATGTAAAAATTAAAAACATTGTCATCAATAATTTCTATATCATCTTCTAAAATAAATATATGTTCACATCCCTTGTCTATAAGAGATTTTAAAGCCAAATTTTTGGCTTTACCTACACCAATCTTGCCTTCAGTTTTAATATACCAATTAAGAAAAGGTGAGACAACCACACTCTCCAGTCCATCATCTACCACAACTGTGTAAATGTTTTTGTAAGCCTGCTTTATTTTAACTAGGGACGCTTCACATTGTTTAAAAAACTCAGGCCTATCACATGTGATAATTGCTACGCCAATATTAAAGGGTTCTTGCATAATTTTTCTGTATTAATTCCATGGATTTAAACATCTGATCAGCAGAAACACCTGTAGGATCATTTTGACCAGGAATAAATTGATGTTTGTTATAGAAAAGACCAAAACTAATTTCTGCAGACTTTTGTTCTGTAGTGTTAATTTTATTCATTTTAACCACAGACTTATATAATCCAGGACTAACACATGGATTGAAATGATTTGGGGGATATGTACCATCTGCTCGAAGTCTTAATATATAATCTAAAGTATCTAATTGATTATTACTGTAAAGTTGTTCATTAAAGTAACCGTATCTTTTTATTAAATTAGAATATAAGAATATAACATCTGCATTTAATTCGGGAGAAATGTTTAATGAAATTTTCTTTTCTTCATCATCAATCACTAATGTATCAGATCCGGGACCCGTCATCATCCATGTTCCAAAATTAGAAGCAGTTATTATGGTTTTATTAAAAAATTCTGGATCTGTTAATGCATAATTAGAATTAATTAAAAATAAAAATTGTTTTTTTTGTAATCTAAAATGAGTCAATATTCTATTCTTAATGGAAGCAAAAGAAATTTCCTTTTCATGACGGACACTGTAAGAAGGGAGTGTATTTTTAGTATTTGATACGACAAATATATTATTAGTCAATTCTTTTGGAATAGATTCTAAACAGTTGTTTAACTCTGTTTGACTGTATACATCTATTATACCTATTCCTATTTTTTCTGTTAAATTCATAAGTCTTTTAAAAAGTTATTAAAATATCCAATAGGCGAAAAGTAATCTTCCCACAATTTTCTATTTTTGTCTAAATTAAATGTCCTTTCTTCAATAATAGATGGTAATTTATTAATATCCCCTTCTTTAATAAAGATTATATAATCTTCCCAATTTATAATTGATTCAAACGGCAAATTAACATCAGAATCAATTAATATTGGAACCCTTCCAAAGGATAAAGTTTCATAAAATCTGTAAGAAAAATTACCATGACCCCTGTAACAAAAATGATACATATTTTCTGTTAAATTTTTATTAAATTCTCTTCGTGATTGTATTAATTTATCATTGTTATCTGCCCAGTGATGCCAATAGGCCTCTCTTATTATAAAATCTGTTTTACATCCAATTTCTTTTATTGAATCTAATATTTTATGTCTTCCGTGTTGAACCCTTCCACAAAATCCCACAGCCTTTTCTGGAATTAAATTACTATATTTTTGATCAGGTGATATGAAGGGTAAAATTCTTTCATTTTTGTGTCTAACTGATTTATACAAAGAAGATCTATACAAAATAACATTATCCGGCAAATTAAACATGCCAGAATTATCATCAAAATAAAAATTAATTATTTTTATGTTCAATTTATTAGATAATTCTAAAAAAGGTTCAATGTCTGTTAAATTAAATTTAAACGGATTTATAATCACATCTGCTAGAGATGGGTCTTCCACTAAAATATGATCACAATTTTTACCATTTAAAAAAAGAGAATGGATTATGTTTTCATAAATTAAATCTGATAATTGTACTTTTTTTATTTCTTGATAAGTTTCAATTTTAATAAAAGGAATAACACAAAAAGAACTATGCCAATCTGATAACTTTTCCGGCGTTAACTTATCTTGATTTAAAATGTAAATTTTCATATATTTTTAAGATGCAAGTTTGAGATAAAGTTCATTCAAGTATTCATAAGTCTCATCTTTATGAGATATATCTAATGCTTGAATAAAATCTAAAATATTTTTAGTAATGTCTACAGAATCAAAAGAATTATCTGAGTCATTTAAAGTTAAATCTTTATCTGCAATTTTATAATCTAATCTAAAAAATTGAGGTTTAAGTTTTTGCAATTTAGAAGATATTAGACTAATTTCTTCTGGGGTTATATCTACATCAATTAAAAGACATACAATATTTCCAGTTACATTAGTTTTTATATAATCAGATGGTAATTCTTTAGATAGAATTTTTGCCAAAGATAATTTGATGTGTTTAGGAGATACTGTATTTTCTATAAATTCAAATTTATTGGTAATAAGATCTAAAATATAAATGCCCCTTTCTTCATCAACATCTCCAAAATTTTGTTGGTAAGGACTACCCAAATATAGAATCTCTCCATTTTCATATTCACGATGAGTTCTTTTATGAAAATGACCAGTTATTACAAATTTTGATTTATTTAAAAGATCTGCAGATGACATACCGTGATCACATGTAGAGTGATTGTTCATCTTAAAACTTTTAATTTCAAAATGGCCTACAATATAATCCATATCTCCTGGTATGGATTTGATGTCGGTGCCCCAAGGAACCATACACAGTTGTTTTGTGGAATTAACTACTTGAAAAATGTGAGGAATTTTATCAATGACTGTAATATTGTTCCAACCATCAAATAAAGATATAGAATTAACGTCGCTACGTTCTTTGTAATAGCAGTCATGATTACCCGTAGAGATAAAAATTTTAAAATCACTTAATATGTCAAAAAATTGTTTTGCAGTACTTAAAGTGTTAACAGATATTTCATTTCTATTATGAAAAATATCTCCCGGGATTAAAATTTCATTAATTCCATTTTTACTATAAACTTCTGAAGCCCAGGTTGCAAAATTTAATATGTTAGAGTGCCACGCAAGGCTGTCTTGACCCAAACCTATGTGTATGTCGGAAAATATTCCTATACGTGACCCCTTAATTTTCATATTTAATAATTGTTGCTTTGAGATATTCTTAATTGATTGTTCTTAACAACTGTTTTATAGTTTTCAGAAAATAACATTAATTCATTTTGATACTTTTCATGGGTATCTCTCAAGTGTTTTTCTTTTTTAATTCTATTACGGAAAGCATTAAAAGCAATGCGTGTAAAGTAAGAAAATGGATTTGAGCCCTTGGCGTGATCATATTTTTTAGAAGTTAATGCTTTAAACATGCGTATTATGCCGTCTCCCACCATTTCTTCTCTGTATGTATAGTTGATAAAATTTGGTGCATAACTTAATTTGTTGGCAATTTTACTAACCATCAATGCCAAATTATCTGACATATGACCAGACTTATAATAATCAATGATCTCGGTGTCAAATTCAACGGGATTTACGTAGAATTTTTCCTTATCAGTTGGTTTTTTCTTTTTAATGACCTCTTTAACTATTATTTTTTCTTCTTCCTCTTCATCTTCTTCTATATCCTCATCATTATCATCTTCATCATCTTCTTCATCGTGTGAAGAAGGATGATCATATCCTAAAAATTCAGCCTCTTCTTGGGTATAAACAATTTCTGTGACGTCTTCATTTTCTAGAGAGGCCTTCTTACGAGATTTCCGTTTCGGTGTATTCATATTTTTCTAATTTGTATATTTTCTTTCTTTCTTCAACGTGTTTTTTGCCGTATTTGGTATTATCTGCAATATCAAATATTACAGCTTCTGATTTGGTGTGGTGAAGGCGCAATACCCTACCAATGGATTGCATAATTTTTATCTTAGCTTTCCCGGCCGATGCAAAAATAATGTTGTGTAAATTAGGTATATTAATACCCGTACTAAAAATCTTAGAAATTGCAATAACTATAACATCACGGCGATCATCCATGAGTGTTCTTATTTTTTCCCTGTCCTCCATCTCTGTGGAACCTTGAATAAAATACACTGGTCTCAATGGAGTGGATGTAGGTGTCGTGAGTTCTAGTAGTTTATTGTAAAGGTTAATGCCGTGTTCAATACGGTCAACCATTATTAAAGTGTTTTCCTTTAACTTGAGAGATAAATTTGTAATAATTTCATTACGTCTTGCGTTAGCTTGTAAAAATTCTAATTCTTGCTGAAAAGCAAGAGCCGGTTGTGTTAAATCTAATTCTATATTAGGTAATACAGAATGAATAACTTTTAATATAATAATCTTAAAATTAGAAATATAAGATTGTTCCTTTAAGGTGTGGGTTTTTTGTTCATAGGTAATAGGACCTATCTTGCCCACTATATTCCATTGATCGATTTTAGAGGATGGCATTGTTCCTGTAAATCCAAATTTAAATGGTGTATTAATAAATTTTAAAACATCATTTATTTTATTGCCTCTTTTTAAAGAATGAACTTCATCTACTAATAAAACATTAAAATCACTTAAAACTGATAAATCTGTTTTTTCTGACATTAAAATCTGTGTGCCCGCAACTACTATATCTGAAAAAGAATTATATTCATTATCACCTGACCACTTAGAAACATTTTTTAATCCATATTCTAAAAAGTCATTAGTGGTCTGCTCTACAAGTTGTATAGAAGGCACCAAAACTAATGTTTTAACTACCTCTTTTATTAAAGGTGTTATACTTTTAATAACACCCGCCATTATTAAAGTTTTTCCTCCCGCTGTTGGGATGACTGTTACTCCCCTGCCCTGTTTTAATGATGTATAAATGCTCTTTTCTTGATAATCTCTGTATTGTTTATTATCAAAAGATAAAATCATAGGAAATTCAAATCCTGGGTTGTATATATATTTTATTTCCTGGCTAACCTTATACTGATAATGATTTAGATCTAAAAATGATAAAAGTTCTCCTAAAAGACCAGTATCAAATTTTCCCTGTGGAGTAATTGAATATAAACGAGTTGGTGTAAAGTGTGAACATCCCCTCCTGTATGAGGGGTTAGAAATAGAAAAATTCTCTCTAATTAAAGAGAGAATATCCTTTTCACAAATTATTTGAATTTGTTTATCTTTATTAACAAGAGAGAATTCAATCATTAGGTTGTCTCCAATTTATTAATTTCTATGATATTTTTTATATCATAGGTCATAGATCTGAGTATAGTCTCCACTTTTTCAAGATATTCAATCAAGAGTTCTGTTTCTTCTATGTCCTGATTGATTTTTTGTATAGTATCTGAATTTTCTATCTTCTTTTCTAAAGAGGCTTTAGGAATTCCGTTGGGAATGCCTTGTTCTTCTAAAGAAGAAAATACAGCTAGTTTAGACATTCTTTTTTTTCTTTCTAAACCATTAAGGTATCGCTTTTGTTCAATCAAGCGAAAAACCCATTTATGCTTAATTGAAGGAAGAGTCAATTGCTTCTGAGAAAGATTTAATTCATCAATTCTGGTGTCTTCTTTAAGTTCTTGACTAAGTTTATCAAAATCTAACATAAATATTAATATCTTTTATTATAATCCCTTATGTCCACAAAATTTCAACAATTATTTTTACAACTCATGGAGGACAACTCAGCGGCTCCAGGAGGTGCTTTTGGACCCAATGACGCATGGTCTCCCGAAAATATCCCCAATAATGACACAAGAGCCACTATGTCTGTGGTAAACTGGGGAAAAGGAAAAAAAGAAAAAAAGAAAAAATTTCCGTTGATAAAAAGAAATTTGAATAGATCTTTATAATGGCAACGGAAGAAACCACAGGACATTGGATATTATCCGATGGAATAATAATAAATGAATTAACCTTTGGCTTTATATATGAAATTACTAATAATATAGAAAATAAAATATATATTGGTAAAAAACAATGTAATTCTAGAATTAAAAGAAAACCATTAAAAGGAAAAACTAGAAATAGAATAGATTATAAAGAATCAGATTGGAAGACCTATACAAGTTCTTCGGAAAATTTAAATAATGATATTTTACGCCTAGGAAAAGAAAATTTTACATTCAAAATAATTAGAACAGGCACCTGTAAGTGGGAATTAGCGTATTATGAGGCTAAAGAACAATTTGATCGCAATGTTCTCTTTCAAAAAAATTATTACAATGGTATTATAAACTTAAGAATTGGTTCACCTCCTAAAAATTTAACAACTTAATATGTCACAATCACACTGTATATACTGCAATTCAGATTCTTTTGGAGTTCCTTGTTTGTTTTCTCCTACTAATACTCATGTACATATGGGAGAAGCTTCTAAATGTATATACTGTGGTTCAACCTCTGTTGGAAGTGGTTGTTTGTATAATCCTTATAATAAAATACACACCAGAGGGCCGGAATTTTTAAATAGATCTAATATACAGGCAGAAAGGGCTTTAATATTAAATTATATAACAGACCAAATAACACAGGAGAATTCTTTAGATTATTTATCTCCTCTAGACAGATTTTATAAAAGAATTTCGTACATAATATCACACACTTCTGAACCTTTAATGGAAGCTCTTTCTTTACAAGAAACTCCAGTTTATTCTTCAGTAGAAAAATCTCATTTAATAAAGGCTTATAAATTAAAGATGGAAATTGTGCAAATTCTTGAAAATTTAAGAGAAGTGATTAAAGATGCCAGTTTAAGCATCACTCCAGAACTTGTAGAAGAAACTATATTAGATGCTATTATATCCGCTCAGGAATAAATATAGTATATGTCTTCTCCTCACCTCAATCAATTAGACTTTTCTTTAGTCAAGCCGGTAGATACTCTTTATGTAACAAACATAGTTTCATCTGGCACCATTACCACCAGTGGAGTGTTTGCAGGTAGTGTACCATTGAGCAGTGTAACTAGCTTGCAGGGGGTGTTGGATAATAAATTATCTTTGTCAGGAGGACAAATAAGCGGTAATTTATCTATTACTGGAAAGTTGTCTGCAAGTGGTGGAGTGTATTTTTCAAATACCACAATAACATCCACTTCAGCGTTGAGTGTAGTTAATCTAGGCCCCGGTCCTGCTTTATTTGTTTCTCAAGCGGCCGGCAGTGGAGACATTGCTTCTTTTTATGATGCTGATGGGATAGAAGCTTTACATGTAGGAAACGCAAAAAATGCTATAGGCCAAGACCCAAACGGTGTAATAGGCATAAAGACGTCTTTTCCTAATAAAACTCTAACAGTTGTTGGCGAAATTAGTGCCACATCAGATATTACCACTTCTGGTAAATTTAAAGGAGACGGTACTTCTTTAACATTGCCAGTGGCTGGGTCTTCTACATTAGGAATGGTCAAGGCTGGCAATAATGTATCTATAGATGGCAGCGGCTCTTTGAGTGTATCTCTGCCTACAATAACCACCGGTGCCACGGGAGTTCAAGGTATTCAAGGAGTTCAAGGTATTCAAGGAGTTCAAGGATTAACTGGAAATGTGGGAGCCTCTGGTATTCAAGGAACCTCTGGTATTCAGGGATTAACAGGAAATATGGGTGTGGCCGGTTCTCCGGGTGCCGCTGGTATTCAAGGTGCTACAGGTATTCAAGGTATTCAAGGTATTCAAGGTATTGCTGGTTCTGCGGGATTGCAAGGTGCTACTGGATTGCAAGGCTCTGTAGGAATTTCAGGTGTTCAAGGAGCTACTGGATCTCAGGGCTCTACTGGTATCCAGGGAGCCACCGGTGTAGGTGCCACAGGGTTAACTGGTCCCATTGGCCCAGGGGGTGGTGCAACCGGCCCAATAGGACTTCAAGGCATACAAGGCACTGCTGGATCTCAGGGCTCTACTGGAATCCAGGGAGCCACCGGCCCCCAAGGCGCCACAGGTATAGGAGCCACCGGCATTCAAGGTATTCAAGGAATTCAAGGAATTCAGGGTGCTACCGGTATTCAGGGATCAACTGGTATAGGCGCCACCGGATTGCAAGGCCTTGTAGGACCTACAGGAGCATCTGGAGTCATTGGAATTAGTGGTATTCAAGGTGCTACTGGTTTACAAGGTTCCACAGGTATTCAAGGAATTCAAGGGGCTACAGGAATAGGTGCCACTGGTATTCAAGGAGTTCAGGGTATTCAAGGCATTCAAGGTATTCAAGGTGTTTCTGGTTTACAAGGTGCCACTGGGTTAGGAGCCACCGGTATTCAAGGTATTCAAGGAATTCAGGGCATTCAAGGGGTTCAGGGTGCAACTGGACTAGGAGCTACCGGAATTCAGGGACCTATAGGCCCGGGAGGCGGAGACAAGGGAGATCAAGGTGCTACTGGCATTCAAGGTGCCACCGGTTTACAAGGAGCTACTGGATTAGGTGCCTCAGGAATTCAGGGATCCACCGGCATTCAAGGTGCTACTGGCATTCAAGGTGCCACCGGTTTACAAGGAGCTACTGGTGTGGGTGCCTCTGGAATTCAAGGTGCTACTGGCATTCAAGGAGCTACTGGATTAGGTGCCACGGGCATTCAGGGTGCCACCGGCATTCAAGGTGCTACTGGCATTCAAGGTGCCACCGGTTTACAAGGTGCTACTGGTTTACAAGGAGCTACTGGTGTGGGTGCCTCTGGAATTCAAGGAGCTACTGGATTACAAGGAGCTACTGGATTACAAGGAGCTACTGGATTAGGTGCCACGGGCATTCAGGGTGCCACTGGAGTAGGTGATACGGGTGCCACTGGACCAATCGGTCCAGCAGGTGGTGCCACTGGCTCTACAGGACCTGCTGGACCAATTGGTCCCGGAGGCGGTGCTACAGGACCCGCTGGCGCTGATGGCCTCAAAGGAGACAAAGGAGAGACTGGTGAAAAGGGTGATAAGGGTGATACAGGAGATACAGGAGAGACTGGCCCCGCTGGCACTGATGCAAACATGCAAGGACCTCAGGGCGATAAAGGGGATAAAGGGGATAAAGGAGATACAGGAGAGACAGGACCCGCTGGCACTAATGCAAACATGCAGGGACCTCAGGGTGAAAAGGGCGATAAAGGAGATACAGGAGATACAGGACCCGCTGGCGCCTACTCCGCCAAAGGAGATAAAGGAGACCCAGGTGCTCAAGGCCCGGAAGGCCCTCAAGGTCCCGCCGGTGCTCAAGGACCTAAAGGTAATGACGGACAATCGGGGTTTGTATATGGTCTGGCTGGAGAGGAAGGCCCTCAAGGAGCTATAGGCCCCTCAGGTGTTCGAGGCGCCACAGGAGAAAAGGGGCCTCCAGGAGATGCTGGCTCTGGCAGTGGAGGCTCCTACGGCGGTGGTGGCTCAGGCGCTACTGGGCCTAAGGGAGATACAGGTGCTACTGGTATACAGGGGCCTCCGGGAAATACTGGAGATGCTGGATACACTTACGGAACAGCGGGTCCTAAGGGTGAAACTGGGGAACAAGGACCCATAGGCCCTCGTGGTCCACAGGGATTAGAGGGTCCTGCCGGAGCTGACGGCTTGGCAGGAGCAGATTCCTCAGTGCCGGGACCTCAAGGACCTCAAGGACCACAGGGACCTCAAGGACCACAGGGACCACAGGGTTATGTTGGAGTTAATGGAGCCACTGGTCTTAAAGGTGCTACGGGTTCAGGAGCCACTGGGTTACAAGGAGCAACTGGGCTACAAGGTGCCACAGGAACTAAAGGCTCTACGGGTGCCACCGGTCTTCTGGGAGTTACAGGTGCTACGGGCCTTAAAGGTGCCACTGGAATAGGTGCTACGGGACCTATAGGTGCTACTGGAATAGGTGCTACAGGCATTCAAGGTGCTACTGGTATAGGCATCGCTGGTCCAGAAGGTGCTACGGGGCCTATAGGTGCTACGGGGCCTAGTGGCGGCCCCACTGGAGCAACTGGACCCATAGGTCTCGTTGGTCCTAGCGGTGGACCCACAGGAGCCACTGGACCTATGGGTCCAGCTGGGGGAATTGATAATATTATTGGTGACATAAACATGTCTGGTATTAATGCCAGCGTGGTTAAAATTAACAATATAGATGTTTTATTAGGGGGTTTGATAGGTGAAAATTCTTGGAAGCCTGGTAGCTGGTCTGAAGACGGTCAATATTTGTCTATAACTTCTTATGTAAGCTCTTATACCCCATATATTACCTCTTATGGTATAGAAAACATTCCATTTTCTGGAGATTTACAATTTGCAAACCATTCTGGTAAAAAAATAAACGTTACCGGATTACAAGGAAGAAATATATTACCCGAATTTCCACAAAATGGAGACACTTTAACCTATAATTCAAATTTATCTGCCTGGATACCTTTAAATATACTAGATGTAAACACTTCTATGGGAAGTGGAGCAGTTGCCACTAATCTCGGTATTGCGATTGGTGTCGGAGCGCTTGGATCCTCCAATGGTGTATCAGTTGGAACCCAGGCTGTAAGTGATTTAGCCGGAATATCTGTAGGAACAAATTCTTCCAGTGCAGAAAATTCCATATCCTTAGGAGTTAATTCTTCTTCTGGTAAGAATGGAGTGGCTATAGGCACAAATGCAATTGCAGCTGAAGGTGAATTATCCATTGTTGCTCCTGGTTTGTTAGATCAATATTATCCAATAGATGATTCAACTCCTATAAATTGGTTGACTATTAATATTAATGGATCTGTATATAAAATACCTTTATTCCAATAAAGAGTTGATTTTTTAACAAAAACCTAATAATATTAGGCATGAAGATTAAAGATTCTCTGGTGGTTTACCTCCCCCAGAGAATCATCATGTTTCCCCTACATCTATACATTAATTCACTAATAACAAGGGTGTTAAATAGATTGTATGAATGGGATATACACACTAGCAAAAAAATTTCTGGCAAAGAAAAATATTTTAATCATTTTTTAGAAAAAGAAATATTAGACATTCTTTCTGAAATTAAAATAGTTTACAAAGATTTAAACCTTAAAATATTTACCTTTTATATTAAATGTAATATTTCTGAAACAAATCAAGAATTTTTATCTTTAGACAATTGTGTAATTAAAAAAGTTTTAAAAACCTTCAACAAAGTGTGTGGAAAATATTTTATTAAAAATATACCCAAAAATATTTATTTTAAACCATCTGAAAAAAGTTTTAAAAATATAAAATGCGGAGTTTTAACTGGTGAAGAGTTGGAATTCCTAGTTAAACTAACAAATGATTAACATGTCTGAAAAATATATTATATTTCACATAGATGGTGGTGTAGGCAAAAGTGTGTTAGCCACCGCAGTTTGCACTTCTATAAAAGCAGCTCATCCAAACAGAAAATTAATTGTTATTTCTGCGTGGCCAGAAGTATTTTTACACAATCCCTTAATTTATAGAGTTTATAAAGCTGGTAATTTTGCATATTTTTATGAAGATTTTATTAAAAATAAAGACTCTTTAATTTTTCGACTAGAGCCCTATCATGCTCATGATTTTGTACATCAATCTAAATCTTTAATTGAAATCTGGTGTGATTTACTGCACATTCCTTGCTCGACTCTACAACCCACTATAGTGTTGTCTCAAAGAGAAATTGTAAATGCTCAAAGTGTACTTGACAAAAAGAAATCTATATTAATGATTCATCCATTTGGTGGGGGAGATAATGAACCAAATTCCTATTCATGGGCCAGAGATCTACCACCAGCATTTGCTCAATCCCTGGTTAACAAGTTGTACAAACAATTCGATAAAGTTCTTCAAGTAAGGAGAGATAAGCAGATTTTATTAGAAAATACTGTAAGTGTAACAGACAATTTGAGAAATTTATTTTGTTATGTTCATCTTTCAGATAAGATCATAGCCATGGACTCTATGATTCAGCATATAGCAGCAGCTTTAAACAAACCAGCGGTGGTTGGATGGATAGGCAATTCTCCAAATGTATTTGGGCATAAAATTCACACAAATGTACCACCACAACAAAGACCTGCCTTTAGACATTCCATTGATTCTTACATGGAAGAGTTGGATTGGACTGGAAAAAGATATCACGAATGTCCTTATGAAGACATTAATCACATTTTTGATGAAAAAGAATTTTTAGAATATTGTAAATTATGAGCCAAGATATAAATCCTGAAACAGTTGAAACCATCGTTAGCATAGGTAGAATTTTTTCCGAAAAGGAAAACATGTGGATGCCTTGTTTGAAAGATGAAGCCACACATGATATAGATCCTATGTGGGTTGCAGCAGTAATGTATTTGGTTCTAGACAGATATACTGGATGTGTTCCAGATGATAAACAAATAGAATTTTATGAAATGACTATGAAGTTTTTTGAAACCATGAAAGAAGATGGGGCTCAATATATTCTAAAAGTTCCTAGCGCGGACTAAATACCTATATGAACAGACGTGATTTTTTATACACTGGGTTGTTTGGGGGTTTGGGTTTAGCTACGGGTGACATGCTCAAACTGCAAGCGCAGTCTGGGTTGGTTCCGAAGGCACAGTCAGTAATACATATCTATTTGCCCGGCGGAGCTGCCGCTCAAGAAATGTGGGATCCAAAACCATTAGCACCTGCAGAGTATAGAGGACCCTTAGGTTCCGTACAAACTGTAATTCCTGGTGTACATTTTTCTGAACACTTGGCCAAGACAGCAAAGATTGCAGATAAGATTACAGTAGTTCGATCTATGACCCATGGTGATGCCGCTCACGAGAGAGGAACCAGTACCATGTTTACCGGATATAGGCCTTCTCCAGCAGTTAACTACCCATCTTTTGGTGCAGTTACGTCTCATCAATTTGGTAGCAAAAATAATTTGCCAGCATACGTTTGTATTCCACAAAAATTAGACAACAATGGTAGCGATGTGGCAGGGACCGGATATCTTTCTAATGCATTTGGTCCTTTTAGCTTAGGCAGTGACCCTGCAGCTCCTGGATTTAAAGTAAGAGATCTTCAAACCACAGTTAGTGATGAGCGCTTTAGCAAAAGACTAGGAATTCTTGACACAGTTGATAGTCACTTTAAATATCTAGAAAAGAGTGACAATCTTACTGCCATGGATACGTTCTACCAACAGGCGTATGATCTTATTGCTTCGCCGAAAGCAAGAGGAGCTTTTGATCTGACCCAGGAAAAAGATATGCTCCGAGACGCTTACGGCCGCAATCAAGCCGGCCAGCGTTTGTTAATGGCTCGCCGCCTAGTTGAATCAGGAGTTCGATTTGTATCTGTAACATATGGAGGATGGGATATGCATACTGGTATTGGTTCAGGGATCAGCAAGACATTGCCTCCCTTTGATCAGGCTTATTCTACTTTAATTAACGACTTAGATCAAAGAGGAATGCTTAATGACACCATTGTAATGGTATCTTCTGAGTTTGGTCGTACTCCAAAAATTAATAAAGACGGCGGAAGAGATCATTGGCCTCGAGTATTTTCAGTAGTATTTGCGGGTGGAGGCTTTAAACGTGGATATATTCACGGTGCTTCTGATGCAACTGGAGGAGATGTGGATAATTCACCTCTAACTATTGAAAACCTAGCGGCAACTCTGTATACTCAGCTTGGAATTGATCCAGATTCTAAGCTTATGACACAAGATGGCCGGCCCGTTGCGGTTGTTTATAACGGAACAGCAGTAAAAGAACTTATAGCATAATATGAAAGACTGTGGTAATCATATCGAGTCCGTTCCTACTACTAGGAGAGAATTATTAACTAATTTTGGGTGGGGTATGGGAGGATTGTCTTTAGCTTCTTTGTTGGGAGTATGTCCTAATACAGCCGAAGCCGTATCTCCTCTTGCAGCAAAAAATCCACACTTTCCTGTAAAGGCAAGAGCAGTCATTCAACTAGTAGCAAGTGGTGCTCCAAGCCATGTTGATACGTTTGATTACAAACCCGAACTGCAAAAAAGAGATGGCCAAAAAGGAGACAATGGCAATCTTCTTGCTTCACCTTTCGAGTTTCCTCGATTTGGTAAATCTGGATTGCACATTTCTGAAGTATGGTCCAAGTTAGGAGCTCATGCTGATGATATGGCGATCATCAATTCCATGTTTACCGAAATTCCTGATCACAACATTGCCCAAAAAATGTTTAATACCGGATCAGCACAATTGCCCAAGCCTAGTTTAGGAAGTTGGTTGGCATATGGACTAGGAACCACTAATCAAAATATGCCGGCATTCATTTCTTTAAATGGGAGTCCAGAATGGAGACAGTGTGCTTTTTTACCCGGAATGTTTCAGGGTTGCAATGTTCAATATAAAAATAACATGAAGTCAGATCAGATCCTTTCTAATCTAACCAGTCAGTTTTCTACATTAGACCGCCAGCGCCGGCAGTTAGATTTAGCCAAGATGATGAATTATGATCACATGAGTCGCCTACAGAAGGACATTCAGCTGGAATCTAGAATCGAAACATTTGAAACTGCATTTAAGATGCAAACAGAAGCAACAGACGCTTTTGATATATCTAAAGAATCAGAAGCTACCCATGAGTTATATGGCAAAAACGAAGAAGGAAATAAAATGATGGTTGCTCGGCGCCTGGTAGAGAGAGGAGTTCGGTATGTTCAAGTCCAAGTTGGTGGTTATGATCATCATATGGATATAAAAACAGCTATGACCCGGACCGCTGGTAGATATGACCAAGCCTTCTCTGCTCTTCTTACTGACCTTAAACAGCGAGGACAGCTAGATTCCACTCTTGTAATCTGGGGTGGAGAGTTTGGTCGTACTGTCACGGCAGGCGGCGGCGCGGGTGCCCCTGGAAGAGATCATAATGGTAAGGCATTTTCTGTGTGGATGGCTGGTGGAGGTGTTAAAGGCGGCCAGCGATATGGCGAAACAGATGAAACCGGCTCCAAATCAATTAAAGATGTAGTACATATTCATGATTTACATGCTACAATTTTAGCCCTTATGGGATTTGATCATAAAAAATTGACTTACAATTATAACGGAAGAGAGTTTCGATTAACTGATAACTTTGGAAACGTGGTTAAAGAAATTATTTCTTAATTTTACTCTTCATAAAAGAAATTAATTTTTAACTTGGACAGACTATCGCATACCCACGCAACACTATCATCTCTAGTCCACTCCTGAGTTTTAGTGCGAATTCCTTTAATAAACACATCGGAGAAATTTTCACCAAAATTAATTTCCGGTGTTCCATACCTACCATGAATAACACCCAACGCAGCTGCATTAGGTAAACTTTCAATAACTCTCATCCAGCATTGTCTAAACGCGTCCGGACAAACTAACCAAAAAGATAATAAATTCATATCCAGGGTCTGTTCGGCGGTTTTGAGAATTACAGAACCCCGAAATGTATGATTATTTTTTGATATTGAACAATATTGAGTTATAGAAACCGCCCGCCCCGACTGTTCTATCAAATAAGCCAACACCGCAACAATAGCACCCCTTTCAATCATGGCATTTTTAGAGAAACCAGAAGGAGCGGTGGAGTTTATTCCTATTTTAATGATTTTTCTTTCATCATCCGGGTCTTTAGATATAAAAGATCCCTTATTAAAAGATTGCTGAGGATCAAGCCAGCACTCTGGCGCACCAGAACAAACTAAACCTATATCAAAAAATAAGCCAGCTGTAGCAGGAAAAAATTCCTTCCAGAATTTTTCTGGTTCTATTTGTAGCGGCAGATTTTGAAGTAAATCAACTATATAGGACATCCCATCAGACCACCCACCCCGAGCATTACTCAGAACAGATGAGTCACTACCATAATCTATAAAATCTATAAGATCTTGTGTAGATTCAAAGTTGAGAATAGTTTCCATGCAATTAAGCCTGACGTATTTTGTCAATTGTATTTGGTGACATGGCTTTATACAAAAGACCCTTTTCTAAAAATTGAATAGGAACTCCCTGCTTAATTAAAGCAATTCCTATATAAGTGGCTCTCGGCGAAATAATAGCCTTAATACCCAATTCTACTATTGTATCTCGTGTTTTCTTAACAGTTTCAAGCCAGGATTCTACTGTTGGAACTTTTTGACCAGCATTATCCCATTGAGGTGAAGAAATTCCTGGGTAACCAGCAACATGAGATTCTAATCCATCATCATACGGCATTTCAATAAAAAAGAAACGATCCAGCGTTGCGGCATCTATCTGAACTCTGCCTACATATCCACTGGTTGCTCCTAAACCAAAAGTGTTAGCACATGCAATAACCACAAAATCTGCATGGCGTTTAACTGCTCTGTCAGGAAACTCATTTGAATCATTGGCCAACGCACTATTAAGTACCGCCAAAACATTAGCATTGCCGTTGTCTATTTCATCGAGACAAAATATACCACCATTTTCATAGGCCTGCCTAAAACTAGTAGACCTATAAACACCCTGGGCGTCCATATATCCCAAGAGATCTGTTTTAGTAGTTTGACTACACACACTTAAGGCAGCATATGGTAGATTCAATTTAGCAGCAGTAGCGGCAGCTAAGGTAGATTTTCCGCTTCCAGCCGGCCCCACAAGCCACACATGACAACGAGCATTTAATACTTTTGTAACAAGGGGAAATAAATAGTGATGACGAACTTTGTCTGGTTTAATCTCCAAAGTAGCCGCCAAAGGTGAAGACACTTCTTTAATAATTTCTTTAATAAGAGGATCTTCTTCCTTTGCCTTCTTAATAAGTTCTTGTATTCTCAATTCTTCTCTTTGTTTATGTAAATCTTCTACATCTCTAGATCGAACTATGTGAATATTTGCTCTAAGTATTTGTTGTTCCGGTGTCAAAGTGGCGGTAAACTGATCACTTATTTCATGCATCAATTTACTTTTTTCTTTAATCAATTCATCAAGTTGTTTTATTGTATAATTTTCCATATAGTTATATTTATTAATTTAGTTCATTCTCTTGCACTTTAGAATCATCATTGGATTCATATTAATTCAAAATAATTAGGTTTTATGTTAAAACTCAGTCCCTCATTATAACTAGTTATGTTAATGTTGTTAATCATGAGCTTGGTTCTGCCTATTAAGTGCAAATACAGATGTTCGGTTTTAATGCCCCGCTCGTCCTGAATTCTAAATAATTTTCCTTTTTGATAAGAAAAATACTGGTTGGTGTAATTTTTAATATTATTTTCTTCAAAATGTCTTGGTATGAAAACATCTTTATAAGAAGCATTTTCTGCGGGGTTAAACAAATCACACATTTCACCGTTTTCCGTCAACTTATAAAATTTATAAGTTGGAATCAACGTAGAATACACCTTTACAGTGCCCTGTGACCACCCTTCACAAGTTAAAAGATGTTTATGATTTTTGTTAATAAGTTCATCTTTATGTTTATTTAAACTAAGGTTTAAATAATTTTTATGCCCATTTTCAGGCCAAACACCAATATTTGTGAGAATTTGTTTAATAAACCCATCATTTTTATATAGACAAAAATGCCCTCTAGAACCTATAAAATTATAGTTTTTATCCATTAAAGGTTGTATTATATTTTCAATATCACCCATTATGGTATCATTATCAAAATAACCACAATATTCATACCCCTCTAAGTCTTTTTTAAAAATGTCATCAAAATAACACCTATAATCGGCAAATTTATACATTGGAGTTTTTGCTTTAAATACAGTTTCTTTTTCTCTAACGTTTAAAAGCAAAGGATCCGGGATATCTAAATCAAACCAATCTTTTAAAGTAGCAGTTAACATGGGATTTAAATCTTCAGCAGTTAAAAATTTATCTATTACATTAGAAGGTAGTTCCGGTTTATTTTTTATGTCATTGATAAACAAAAAGTCTATATTCTTATTTTGTGCCAAGCTGTACAAAAATAAATTAAAAAACGGATGCAGTTGTCCGTGCATGTGAAATATTAGACATATTTTATTTTTTTTCATATTGGATTTATAACAAACTTTGTATTTTTTTGAGTACATCCTCTTTTCTGAGTTTAAAATTTGCACAAGTAGGATCCGAGGCTCTGGCTTTATTAGTGGGAGTAAAATTTTCTCCGATCTCAAGGCCACTATAGGCCATATTCATCCCCTTTGCTGTGCGTTGACTGCACTGTAAAGCTCCGTTCTTAGGAGATACAAATAGTATTTTAGCTTTGTTTGGGTTGCAGTATATTTGGTTTGTACTTCCTGTACCGCCGATAACCATTACAAATTTTGCGTTTCTGAATAGTTGTACTTGTTCTATATAAGGCATTCCGGTTAATGTAATTTTTCTAATTGGTATATCGTTTTCATTTAAAAACTGTAGTATTTCTTCTTGATTTAGCAAAAGCCTGCAATCGGAGTCATCCCTGCCTACATATATAAAATCTGTTGGGTTCTCTTCAGGAATTAAGTATTTTTCTAATTTTTCTGAAAAATAGGATAAAGGTAGGCACCCAGCCGTGGATGTTTTGGTTGAAATTACAAGATTTTCTTTTGTAGTATATAGAACATCACGTTCCGCAAAAATTAGCTCATAACTATCTATATTAAAATTAAAAATGTGTCGCAGGACTTCTTTTAAAACGTTACCTGCTCTGCACCACGTCATAAGTATGGCAGTGTTCTCTGGTGTATATTTTTCAAGAACACCCAAATCTTTATAAAGCAAAAATTGCCCGATAGTCTCATGATGAAGATGCCAGTAATGGCTACCAGTATTTAACTGAAGCAAATTTTTATCACTCTTTATAGTATGTTTTGGAATTTTTTCCGGTATAGCTTCTTTTTTACTATCTTTAATCCTATTACCAGAACACGAACGTATTATTTCTCCAAAAGAGTCTTTAGCTACATCTATATCCCCATCCATGGACATAAAAGATCCTTTAGGAAGCTCATATAAAAAATATGGATCTGGTTGAAAGTGCAAACTAGAGGATTTATCAAAGTATTTTGTTTTTTTCATAATGTTTAATAGGTCTGTCTTAAAAAGCCGTTGTATAGATTAACGCAGTATTTGTATTCTAGCTCATGCTTTTCATTAAGAAAACTACCGTAGTTTTTAATGTGAGGGTTTGTTAATTTTCTACTTTCATTAAGGTATATTTTAAAATGATAGGGTTTAGGTCCGTGGAAATGAATTAAATAGGCACTTTCATTTATGCCCCAATAAGGTTTCCAATTTATTTCATCTGATATTTTTTGATGTTTATAAAATTCATTTAATGCTCCTTGATCTGTCGCTACAAATTTAAATTGTTTGGAAATTACAAAATCATAAAATTCCTGATATGTATCAAGCATATTTTTGGTATTACACCACATTACACCGGAGTTGAACATCTTTACATCATTTTGATTAAATTCTCCAGTGGCTGCTATGGTTTCTGGAGTAAGTTTCAATAAAAAATCTGTAGGATCTCTGGTAAAAATAACGTCACAGTCTGTATACAAATAATACTCTATATCCAAGTTTAGCTGTTTAATTATTAAAGGTATATCTATGCGCAAAAAGGCCCCATAAAAAGTTTTGTGAGCAACCTCTTCAACCATTTCTGTTATTTTATTTTTAAAAGAAGATTCGTGTAATATTACAGTCACTCCATTTTCTTTTAGAAAATTAATGAATTCTTTATTATCACCATCATATAAGCAGTAAGCATTAAAATTGTAACTCAATGAACTTAGAACTGCAACTTTAGCCATGTCCATAAAGGCCCCGGACCTATTTTCATTCAAACAAAAAAACCAATTTATTTTTTTCATAACAATTTTTTAACTTTTTCTACATATTTAAGAGCTAGGTCATCATAGACATCATTTTTATCATATGTATCAAACATTTCTATAGGCCTTTTTTCATTAACAGTGGCTCTTCCTCTTCGTCTTTTTTCTATCCAGTCTTCATAAGATCTGTTAAAATAATGATTAACTCTTATTTTATTTGCTATTGATTTTTCTATTCTACCTTCTTGAGTTTCATCTATTAAATCGCCGTTTTCATTTACTATTCCTTTGGTGGTAGAAAACATATGAGGTGTCATATAACCTTTTATTTCATTGGGTTTAACTATTACTTTTACATGAGTATTAGGATGCCAGTCATCACGAGCTCTGTATAAAAAATTTTCTAAACAAGTACCAGGTTTTCTTAATATATTTCCGGAAGAACCGTATATACGCCAGCTGACACCCAGCCCGGAATAATTTTTATAATCTTCTAGAAAAGTCCTTAAATCTGTTGGTTCTTCTGGCATGAAATATTCATCTGCATCACAATATATCATCCATTCAGTGTTGTTTCTTCCGTAATTTTTATAAGAAACTTGATAAGCATAACCCTGTCTATCTGGGCTTGGTGAATCAAAATCTATTAAAAGTATATCATCTCGGAAAGATAGATCATTTATTTTATCTTCTGTGTCATCAGTACTCTTATCATTAAAAACATAAAATTTTTCAACGCCAAGGGTCTTGTAATAGGTCAACCATTCCTGGATGTAATGAGATTCGTTTTTAACACAGGTTGTAAGAGAAAGATATTCCATAAAAATTATACACTAACGTATGTAATTCCCTGAATTTTTACATTTTCAACAGTTCTGGTAGAAACTTTTCTATTAGGTTCATCTGTTAACAAATAAGACCTTTGTTCTCTTTTACCGTGTAATGTGTAATGTTTTTTAAGTTCTAAATCTGTTAATTTTTCCAAATCATTATTCATTATTTTGTAATTATTAGAGTCAAATTTTTCAGGTAAAATGTGTTTATGTTTACGATTTTCGTGCACACCAAATCTGGTGTAGTGTATAATCAATTGTTCTTCATTCATATGAGAGAGGTCTTCGTTATACAATTTGTATAATTCCCAATCTATATCTTCTAATGATTCTTCTGACATATTAAAAATGATGTGCGCAATACATTGACCCGTCTACATACTGTTCCCAGCCATCTTCAGCCCACTCTTCACCTATAGTTCCATCCCACCCAGTCATATAATAATTTCCGTGAGGCAATTTATAGGTTAATTTATAAGGAAGAACCTCTTGAAGTGCCTTGCAATTATATAAAGCAAAGCCACCGCCTTGCATCTCTACTCGTATCAATCGAGGTTGCATTTCATCAACTCTAGGAATTTTACCCCACAATTCGGGCTGCATTGATATGCAAGTAGTTAATGGATTTAATTTTTGTGGATAATATCCAGCCACACATGCCACTTTCTTTTTTTGTTTTTTCAAATTTTTCATGTGTTTATATAATTTTTGAAAACCATCATTAGGTGGCTCCATGTCATCTTCTATTTTCAATATATAATCATAATGTAAAGAAGGTTCTCTAAGCAATTCTGAATAATTAACTGCTACATGAACGTGTTTATCTATAGCCAGATAGTGTTCTCCTTCTTTTATTTGATAAGATTTTCCTAAATCACAAATATAATAGTTGTTATATTTGCGACCACATTGAGACATTACATCATATAATAAATCTCTAATTTTATTATCATCACTATTATCTCCTAGAATTACATCTACTATGATATTTTCTGGTAGACAAGTTTCTCTTAAAAAGGTTTTCCAATATTCTACAAATGCTTTATTGGAAAACATTGTAACAATAGCAATACGAACCAGAGAATCTTCTGGTTTATCTTCAAAATTAAATTTTCTTTGAGACATTACTCTTCCAAAACGCAAAGAGTTTACAACATATCCACAATTTACCAATTTTTGTATCAAGCCAAATAAATTGTCAAAATAATTGATAAAATGTGACAATAAATGGGTGTTTATAACATAAACACCATCTTGTGGCTCTAACCAGGCTAAATTTTTATCACTTAATAATTCTTCTGCTATATTGATATTAGAATCCTTGCACACCGTAGAGTCTATTATCACATAATGTAAAGTTCTACAGTCTTCAACTCCTTTTTTAATTTCTTTTAAAAGTTCTTCTTCTGTAATCATTTTTTAACAATGGTTATTCCAGACTTTCTAATATTTTTTACAATTTGAGGTGTGTTTTGACTATTGGCTCCATAATAATGAGGATTTATAGTTTTTACCAATTGCTTGGTTCTTATCATACTCATTCTTCCGACTGTATTAAACAAAATTTTGTCCTCCTACAAATCCGTACCAAGAGCCACCGCCCGTAAAAGTTGTAAATGAGTATATGTCTTCTGTGTAAGCATCCTGAGACATTTGAGGTATATCATTATTTGACCACTTAACAACATTGTTGTCAAAATTCCAACTAACACTTCGTAGACCTCGTTGTTTTATTATTAAGCTAAAGGTATAAGTTTCCTGTGGTGTATGAATTAATACAAAGCTTGTAATATTATTATTTAAATCAATGTGAAATGTATTACCCTTAGAAAGATCTAAAGTAACTGTATTGTTTAATATAGGAAGGTAGGTAGTTGTTTCTGAATAATTTACAGTTCTAACACTGGTGTTTTCTAGTGTTGCTTCCCTTGCAAATATATTATCTGTCATTATAGCATGATGTAATGTATAAATTAAATAATTTAAAACCATCCTTATGCCGGTGGCCGCAGGCACCTCTGCATTTATATAATCATATTCAGTTCCGTTTATGTATTTAGCAGTTAGGGTATTTCCTACAAATAAATCATTATCGACTATAATATCATCAAAAGCCGAGAAATCTTCTGGCCCGGTCGTAGCATCTATGTTGTTTAGAAATCTAATGCTCATATAATAGGGTTAATAATTTATTTACGTTAAACATTCAGTTTTCCTATAAATAAAAATATGTCTCAGGCCTCTTTTGTACAAAAACTTATTCAAGAACAAATCAGCATAGCCAAAAATAGAATTAATTCTAAATTTGATACGTTGTTGGAACACATTTTAAGAGAAGATGAGATAGCCACTGGTACGGTATCTTCTCCCCCTGACACTTCAGCCGGTGGACCCCCAACGGTACCCAATAATAACCCAATAATGCCCCAAGCAGATGATCAAACAGAATTGCCGCCGGAAAATGCAGATATTCAAATCAAATTAGCCAAACTAGCAGCATTAGCTTTATTAACAAATATGGACAAGGTGGTGGAGGACCACGAAGAAATGAGGCAAGATGAAATATTTTTATCTAGACTAAAAAATAGTGGAGTCACAGGAGGAGAAGATAGTATAAAAGTCTTGCAAAAAATCTTAAAAATTGTAAAATTAGGAGGCAATACTGTAAATTTTGACATAAATCAAAATTTTATAGACAAATTTGATCCAGCGGCCAATGATGCAATAACAAATTTAATAGTTAAAGTTTTGTTCATCTCTAAAGATAAAATTCTCCAAAATAATGATTCATTGAGAGGGGTAATAGATAGCATAGGAACTTTATTATCACAAATAAAACCCATAGAACAGTCAGATCCGGCAGCGGCCGTTAAAATTGCCGGTGAAATTATCCAAAAAATAAATAACGATATTCTTCCATCTGCAGACTTGACTATATAATATAAATGACTAAAATAAGTCATGCCAGATGTATGCCTTTCTAAAAAAGAGATTCAATTAACACTTGAATCTCTATTGTACTGTGCTTCATCAGACTTCGATCACTCTCAGTATTGTGAAGATCTTATTGAAATATCTCAATTAGCAATCAGGTTGAGACTATTACACCAGGAAATTCCTGTATCAAATATTACATTTGTTAAGGAAAATCCTTTCACTTCACAATTCACTCATGAATTATTAAAATTCTTTCCAGAAATACAAATTATATAAACATATGAAATTAGCAGTAGTAGGCACTCAGTGCATAGGCAAAAGCACTTACATTAAAGATTTTTTAAATAAGTGGAAAATGTATACAACTCCTGAAAAAACATACAGAGATGTAGTCAAAGAAAAAAACATACCGATTAACAGATTAGGAGATGAAGAATCACAACAAATTATATTAGACTTTCTGATTGATCAGGCCATGTCTTGTTCTAAAACTGAAAATGTAATATTCGATCGTTGTATATTAGACAATCTAGCATACTCTTCCTGGCTTCATCTTAATGATAAAGTATCAGAAAAATTTTTAGACAAGTCCCGACTATTGGTAAGAGAAACTTTAAAGATGTTTGACATCATTTTCTTTTTGCCTATTACAAAGATGTCACCAGTTGCTTTAGTTGAAGACGGTGTGAGAGACACAGATCCCGTATATAGGGAAGAAATAGACAACATATTTAAAGCTTTCTTAAAGTCCTATCATCAAGAAGACGGGAGAGTGTTTCCTAAAGGTGACAGTCCCCCGATTATAGAAATTTACGGAAGTCCAGAACAGCGCTTGTCTTTGACCGCTTTATACCTTAATGAAGAAGGTAAAGCCTTTGGTGAAGAACAAAGTCTTATATCTGAACTATATTAATGGTAAATAAAAGATATGAATTTATTTAATTCTCTTTATACTGAGCAATTGGAAGAAATGGCAAGATCCTCAGATGTTGCAGATTTTGGAAGTGTGCCAGAAGACTTCCCCAGCAAAGCAGTCCCGAGCAGAGGAACAGCTAATCGTTTTGGCAGGCATCAAAATTCAGATGTCCAACCATTCTTTCAAGCAGTTGTGCAGGACTTCCTATCTAGAGATAATAAGAAAATTACATATGCAGAAGTTTCAACAGCTATTAAAAACATTTTACTAAAAGGCAAAGAACGCGGAGGAATGGGCATGGGACCAACTTTTGCTGATAAATGGACTCAGCATTTATCAGATGTCTTGTTTAAATTATTAAAAGGAGTTAATGCAGCTTCAAAGGCACCAGACAGTAATCCTGCAATTACAAATGATTCATCAGATAAATCTCCTATTAATGTGGCACCGGAAGCATCCACAGAACCATCGGGAGAAGAACCTTCAGGAGAAGAGGCAGAAACAGAAGGTACTCCAGAATCAGAAGAGTCTGATGAAGAACACGTTGAAGGAGAACAAGAATCTCCTTCCGCAGATAAAGACTTGGAGGCCACTGCTGAATTAAACTTGAACCCTGATGAAGAAACTTTGTTGGATGTAATTAAAAATTTAGGAGGTAATGAAGTTTCTAATAAACAAATTTTGGCGGATTCTTCGACCCCTTTCAAATTAAGAGATGATCCTTCTAAATTGAGAGAAGTTTTAGGAAAAATGGCCCGAGAAGGCCTTATTAGCAGAGGCGACACCGGCTGGTCCATCAAAGAAAAAGAATCTGCTGATTCTGAAGCCGTTTTTGATAGAGAAGAAGGAGGAGAAGATTATGGTGCCAAAGACACCATATCTAAATATGCATCTCATTACGGAGATAAGCAAGAATTCGGGTCACAATTTGAGAATTATGACATTATGAAATCTTTTGTAGATGTCTTTAAGGCAAAAAGTCGTGAGTAATACTTAAAAATCCGTTATACTGGTTACATGAGGGCTCTACCGGGAACTTATGTTTTAAGCAAATTCTATACCTTAGCAGGAGAACCTTCTTTTCGTAAATTTGACGGCAATTATAATGCCTCTTGTCCAATATGTCGTGAAGGTAAGAGCTGGTTGAAAAAGAAAAGACTTTTCTTCTATCCTTCAACCAGCTCTTTTTATTGCTTCAATTGCAATAAATCATGGAATGCCTGGAGATGGATCACTGAATCCTCTGGTCTTACTAGAGAAGAGATTGAAATAGAAGCATTCAATGGCAACACCTCAACAGATGTCACTGATCATATAGGATTAGTTAAACAAATTCGCAAAGAAAAACCAAATCTTCCTCATGATTCAGTTAATTTGAGTGATTTACAACAACAAAAATTTTATAGATCTTCTAATCACTTTAATAATGCTCTTGAATACTTAAAAAGTAGAAAATTAGATGTAGCAATCAACCGAAGTGTTAATTTTTATATAAGTTTAACAGACCACTTTCATAAAAATAGGTTATGTATTCCCTATTTTGATCGCAATCGTAAAATAGTATTCTATCAAACAAGATCTTTAGACGGTTCAGAACCTCGTTATTTAAATAAAATAGGATATGACAAAACTGTTTTTGGTATAGACAGAGTTGATAGTGAGTTGGATAAAATTTTTCTATTTGAAGGACCTATTGATGCCATGTTTGTAAAGAATGGAGTATCTTTAGCCGGCCTTTCCCTCACCAATACCCAAGAGAAACAATTATCAGAATTTCCTTTTCATGACAAAATATGGGTATTAGACAATCCAAGAATAGACAAGGCCTCCAAAGAGAAGCTTTTTAGCTTGTTAAGCACAAAACAAAAGGTATTCCGGTGGCCTCTCGACAAGCCCTATAAAGATTTCAATGAATGGGCGGTTAAAGAAGGAATCAACGAAATACCTATTGATTTTATTTTAAATTCTTTATACTAACCACCAACCTGAGTTTGTTCAAAATCTCTTTGTTTTTTGGGTGCCATAATAATGAAAGAGTTAAGAACTTCTTTCAACTTTTCAATTTCACCAGCAATGCGAGTAATACTGTCGGAGGCCTTACGAGTGACTCCGCGTAATAAAGAACCCGGCCGGTCTTCTGCTGCAAGTATTTTGTGCAAGGACTGGCTGTCAGGGTTGTTCATGAAGTCTGCAAAATCATCTAATTTCTTGGACCATTCTCTTATTGCCGTGATAGCATTGGCGGTTACATTAGGATCAGTGCCTTCTGTGTCAAAATTATCCCCTGGAGTTTCTTTTTCTAAAGAATCACCAAAATCTTTTTGATTTTGGTCTGGTGTAAAATCTTCTGGAGTCTTTGGATCCACCGCTTGGGCGGCGGCGGCCACATCCCCTTCGGCTTCTCTTACTAAGTGAGATATAAAACTTTTCAAAAACGGAACATATGATTCATCATACTCGCAGCTTGCCTGATTAGCTTTTAGAATTCTTGCAACCTCTTTGGCATGCACATTTGAATTATTTTTCGTGTTTTTGATTGAATTCTTCATTGATTTATAGTATATTTACCTCATGGACAGTACAAATACATTGAAGTCTTGTGTAGTTTTATTTAGCGGAGGCATGGACAGTACCGTTGTACTGCATCATGCATTAGCCAATTATGATAAAGTGTATGCTTTAGCTATTGATTATGGGCAACGTAATATTAGAGAATTAACAAATGCAGAAGATTATCTTACCAGTTACATTTTAAAATCTTCATATGCAGAAAAAATCAAATATTCACGCTTGCCCCTTCCAGTTAAGCTATTGAATTTTAATTCAGCATTAACAAATGATGAGATAGAGGTGCCTAAAATGAAAGAGGTTATTGGAGATCCTCAAAATAATGCTTATGTACCCAATCGAAATATGATATTTTTATCATTGGCCGTTGGAATGGCAGAGAGTGTGGGTGCAACTCACGTACTATACGGAGCAGCAAAAGCAGATGATACATCAGGGTTCTGGGATTGTACAGCTGACTTTAGAAATTATCTAAATACCATTTTATCCTTAAATCGTAGGAATTTAATAGAGATTAAAACACCTCTAATAGATAAAACAAAAAAAGAAATTATAGAATACGGTATTGAATTAGGAGTTGAGTTTGCACTGACGAGGACATGTTACACAGAACACGAAAAATCCTGTGGAGAGTGTCCTAGTTGTTCAGCAAGAATTGCAGGGTTTATTCACTCCAAAAAAATTGATCCTCTAAAATATTCTAGAGATATACCGTGGCAAAATTGGAATTGTGAACCATTATATTAAGATATGTGTGCAATTAGTGGATCTAACAATTTAGAAAAGGCGTTTGCTCTTTATAAACTTAATTTACAAAGAGGTGCCCAGTCCTCGGGTATGCTAGCAGTTGGCTCCAGAGGATCCAATGTAAGCAGAATAGCAAATACATATGATGAGGATTATATATCTCATTTTAAAAAACAATTTGCTCAAAGCCCTTTCAACTATCATTATTTTTTATTCCATTCCAGGGCTCCTACAAATAGTACAGTAACAACCTGGAGCCAAGAAACTACACACCCGTTTGCGTCTTCCAGTGGCCCAGATTATCTCGTAGCACATAATGGAATTATAACAAATTTTTCTTCTTTTGAAGAAAGTAAACATCTAACAATAGATTCTCAAATAATTCCAGAACATCTATCGAAAACTCAAAACATTGTTGAAACATTTTCAAAATACGAAGGATTGTTTACCTGTTGGATAGTAAACAGGGATAGAATACAATTAGTTAAAGCGGGCAGTTCTCTATGGATGGATGAAAATTCCTTTTCTTCTTCCAAGTTTGAAGGTGCAGAATGTGTGGAAGATGATGGTGTTATATTTGATTATAAAGACGGAAAATTTGAAAAGAGTGGAACCTTTCCGTACACCAACACTTATTTTATATGAAAAAAGTAACTGCAATTATTGCAACAGAAGCCAAGTCAATGCAAGAATTTGAAAAACGTCCAATTTTTAAATCTCTACAGAGACATTATGACTCTAAAGATCTTTTTACTTTGAATAAATTTGATTTTGTTGTCGTAAAAAACAACAAAGAAGGTTTGTCTAAGGTTTATAACAAATTTTTAGAAGACCCAAAGTATTCAAAGGATATACTTTTGTTTGTACATGATGATGTTGAACTAGAAGATGTGTTTTTAATTGAAAAATTGAGAGAATCTCCTTATGAGGTAACTGGTCTGGCAGGAACAAAAAAGGCAGACTTGAGTAAACCTTCTGGTTGGCATTTAATGAGTGGCAAAGAAGATTGGGTTGGGGAAGTGGCTCATGCAGAAATTAAAGAGGGCAAAAAAAATGTTTGGACAACTAGTTTTGGATCCACAGATTCCAGAGCCCTTTTGATAGACGGACTTTTTATTGCAGTAGACGTCAAAGCTTTAAGGGATAAATCTGTTAAATTTAATGAAAAGTTTGAATTTCATCATTATGATTTAGCCTTCTGTCTTGAGTGTAATAAAGCAAAAGTAAAAATTGGTGTGTTGCCTATAAGAGCAATCCACCACGGTCTAGGTGATAGTATGCTTTCTGAAGATTGGAAGATCAGTGCTGAAATATTCAAGCAAACCTACGGTACAAATTAAAAACAAACTATATAATAAAAATATGAGCAGATCTAGAATTTATAATGATGAAGACTATGACGGATCTTTGATCCACGAACGATTTGGTTACAGAATCTTTCGTAAAGAATACAATCCACTTGGTGTCCTTTATATTACCAGAGGCAATATGGACGTTAAAGATAATCTGATTGATTTAGAGGATAAACTATCTGATGATTTTATTTATTCTGATGATGCATTGAGCATTTGCTGGGAGATTCCTAACATGAATGCTATCGGAGCTGTATTCTTTCAGCGTCTATTTGTGCAAGAAATTGCTAACCTTTTCAGAACAGACAAGTTTGGTCTTTATGATGTTGAAGTAAATGGAGATGATTTAATGCTTCGCAAAAAGGGCATGGGGGAGAATAATAGAGAAGAATGGGGCAAAGCTAGTGTAAGCATTACCAAAGTAACAGACACAGTTGCCTTGGGTCATTTTGGAATCAATATTAGTGCGGGTGAAAGAGCACCTAGTTTTGCATTTTCTCTTTTCTTAACAGATGAGTTGGTTGAAAAGTTGGCTAGCAAAATTGATGACATTTTTTATGAAATTGTTCGGGATTGTTTTACAGCAACCACCAAAGTAATTTAATATTATGATAGTAACCCTATATACCCTACTAGCAGAACTCTCTATAACAGTGGCACAACTATTTTGTGAATTTTTTAATATTTGAAATAAAATTTAATGGTTAAGAAAAAGTATAATGATGATCTATTTGTGTACCTTAACTGGATCCTTAAAAAACCAGTTAAGGAATTACAAGTTCAAAACACTCCATCTACCTACATAACTAATAGGTGGCTGTCTATGGTAGATGCCAGTACAGCCAATATTATTAATGTAACATTTAATAGGTGGTTGATAAACAAAGCATTTAGTTCAGATAATTTAATGGCAGGAAAATTCTATAGAACATTAATGCCTTTTAATAATAAAAGAATTTCTTATATTAAGAAACCCACAGCAGACAGTTCCAAAGATTGTGAAGACATTTCCAATCTAGCCAAAAATTTAGAAATGTCACAAAAAGAGATAGAGATGTATAATCAAACCCTTGATTTATTGAAGTTTTAATTTAAATAATTTTATGATAGATAGACCCAGTAATTTAGAAGATCGTATCGGAGGAAAGGTTCAAATTGAACACTATGTTGGCGGCGAATTTGAAATGGAAGATTGGTTTTTAGATAAGGTATTGGATAATATTCTTATGGTTCAGTATGTGGATGTTAATGATGCAGGCACTGAAGTCAAAAGAGGCAGTATTTGGGTACCACTTGGTGCAGTTCAGCACACCTGGAGAGTTGCTCGAGTGATCAAAGCGGGTCCTGATTGTAAGCTAGTTGAGGAAGGCAATTACGTAGTATTTCCTAATGACAGAGGATTACAGGTAGCCAATCTCAATGGTCTTAAGAATGTAGCATTTGTTAACGAAGATCGCATCTTCGGCATCTGCAGCCCCAAACCCGAATAAAGTGAATTTATCTTCTTCTGGTCTTGCTTCTCTTCTACAAGCAAATGTTGTAGAATTAAAATTTGTAAGGAAACATCCTATTAAAAATAGACCAACAACCAGAAGAATGATAGCATCTTTAAATTCTTCTATATTAGATTCTGATTTAGGCAGAACAATTTTAAACTTCAAGCCACCAATTGGTACACCTCCTTATACCGCCAGTAATTACAATTTATTAGTAGTCTTTGACTTGTTTATGCAAGATTGGAGAGCTATACCAATAGATAAAACTGAAGTAATAAGAGTATTACCTTCAGACCCAGTTTCAGATTTCTGGGAGTATTTTTCAGTCTCTCTTGCTAAAATGTCCTCTTCACAAAAAGCAGCTTTCATGGATCAATAATGAATATTAACAACACCAACTTAGAAGAAGCCTGTAAATTTCTTTTACAAAAAAATATATCACTAGAAATTAACAATAAAATTTTTAAGTCTGGAAAAATGTTATTGTTTTACCAGAAAAATTTCTTTTTAACTTTTGTATTAAATTCAAATAAAAAGGAAAGAGATAAGGTAGAAATACCTATACCCTATGACACAGAAATGCACATAGAAGATGATCTAATTTATTTTGATTACAGAATTAAAACTTTAAGTAAATTGGCCCCTGACATGGAAAATTATTTAAAAATATATCCAACCAAAGTAATCGGAAACAAATACTGGGATACCATATTAACAATTAATGCAAACAATTAATTCTATTTTAATTTATAGTGTTTTTTCTGGTTCTTTTTATGATCTGCCAGAATCTGATGCAAGCTTACTAGAAGTTGGCCATCTTCCGTTAACCGGAAAGCCTAAAAAATGTAATAAGTGTTACAACAGGGGATACAGCGGAAGAGATTCTGTCAATCTCACCTATTCCCCGTGTTTGTGCGTGCATAAAGTGTTAAATTTTGATATTCTTAAGAAGATTGAAAACAAACACACCAAACTTTCTTGATTACTTTCCTTCAGCCAAAGGTGAGACGCCTCGCGGACAACAAATTGAAGGACTGAATGCAATTAGAAAGGCATTTGATGCCGGTAAAAAATATGTCATAGCCCGTCTTCCTACGGGGTCTGGTAAATCTCATATGGCAACAGCCATTGCTCGTTCCTCCAGACCAGTAAACCCCCAATGTAGAGGTTTACTGGAAAGTTATGAAGCGTTTCGCAAAGATAAAAACGGAACATGGCTCCACGAAAACACCTTTGAGGAAGCTCCTGCATTTGGAGCTTATATTCTGACAATAACTAGATCATTGCAGGATCAATATTTGGACCTGTTTCCGGATCAATTAGCGGTTAAGGGACAAAACAATTACCAATGTGCCGTTGATAAAAATTTAACCATTGATTTTGCGCCTTGCTTATTTACTCCAGAACTAAAACAAGAGTGTCTCAAATTAGACAGATGTCCGTATCACAAGGCCCGCAAAAACGCCATCGCCTCTCAAGATTCTGTGTTAAATTATAGGGTATTTTTTAATCTTCCCAAATTTCTTCAGAGAAGAGAATATATTATTTGTGATGAGGCCAAGGAGATAGAAAAAGAACTGGTGGGTCAATATTCAATTACACTTAATTATGCTCAATTACTAGCAGAAGAGATTTCTTTTAAAAAAATCATATCAGACGACAGCGAGGAAGCTTTTTTGTGGCTACAGGATATTTTTCTACAGCTTAAAAATCAATGCGCAGACCTCAAGCATAAATTGTCGTTAATGAATAATAAAGGAAGTGCATTAGAAGGCATTGTATATAAAACCGTACAGAGACTTGGAAAATTAAATAATTTATACAACTCGGTTTGGGATGTAGTGGACAATTGGCATGAGTGTGAATATCTAGTAGAAAGCAAAGATGCCAAATCTGTCATTTTTGTTCCTTTTAATATCAAACCAATTGCTCAACGCATTTTTAGCAGAGCAGAAAAAATTATCCTCACGTCTGCAACAATCAGTGATCCAGAAGAATATGCTAAAAGCTTGGGTATTAAGAAGAGTGAATATGCAGTTGTAGACATATCTTCTATATTTGATCCTTTAAAATCACCCATCTACTGTTCTTCCAAGTATAGTCTGTCATTTAAAACCCTAGAAGCCAATCTTCCTAAGGTTATAGATATGGTATCAAAGATATGTGAGTTGCACAAGGGTCAGAAAGGACTAATTCACACACACACCAATCAGATTACAGAAGTAGTTCGGAGAAAATTAGGTAAAAACAAAAGATTTTTGTTCCGAGAGGTTGGTGTGTCTAATCAAGACATTATATCTGAACACCGAATCCGAGTAGACGAAGACACTGTTCTTGTAAGTCCTTCTCTCGACACAGGAGTGAGCTTAGATGATGACCTGGGTAGATTTCAAATCATTATTAAAGCCCCTTATCTGCCTTTGGGTTCTAAGAGAATCAAAAAAATGTTTGATAAAAGTCCTCGACATTACAGTATGTCTATGCTAGACACATTAATACAAATGTCTGGCAGGTGTACTCGTTCAAAAGACGACCATTCAGTCACTTATATTCTTGATGGATCAGCGGTCAAGGCAATAACAACAAATAAAGATCATTTACCTAAATACTTTTTAGATAGATTTATGTAAGTAATATAATAAATGAAGCAATATACATATCATGCGGAGATAATGACCATGATAGAGCAGTTTACCGCTGCTTTTAATGATATTATTATTAAGGGATATGATAAAAATGGAAGTGTTATAGCAGATAGTAACAAAAAAGTTCGATTTGTATATGCTCCTAAACAAAGAGTATATGAAACTCTCAACACCCCAGGACCCGGTGGTATTTCTGTTCCAGTTGTTTCTATAAGTATGGCAGCATTGACCAGAGACAAAACTCGGGTCTTTAATAAAAACCAAGGATTTACGGTTCCTTTTCACACTTTAGAGAATCCAGATCAATTAATTAAGAATATTCCTCAGCCGGTTCCAGTTAACCTAACTGTAAACATGTCTATAATGACAAAATACCAGGAACACATGGATCAAATTATTAGTAATTTTGTTCCTTATTGTGATCCTTATATTATAATCTCTTGGAAGTGCCCAGGTTTAAAAGATTCTAGTGTACCTTATGAAATTCGTTCTGAGGTTTTATGGGATGGTAATATACGAACCACTTACCCCACAGAATTAAATGCCAATCAGCCATACAGGATGACTGCAGATACATCCTTTACCATAAAAGGATGGCTCTTTAAGAGCATGGAGGAAATATATAAAAAGATTTATTATATAGACAGTGACTTTACTCCAATAGATCAAAATTTTTTACTAGAAGATTTACAAACAGAAACTTTCCATTTATCCGCCACTCCTTTAATAAAGAGTGTCAGTCCTTATAATATGTCTTTTTGGACAGGTATTGGCAATCTTTCAGGTACCAATTACTTTGACATTGACATATACGGCAAATATTTCTTTGATATAAAGAATATATACTTAAGCGCTTCAAAGATAGACATGCTAGACAACACAGAGAGGTGGGATCTGTTTAGCGATAGACCACGACTCTCTGCAGACAACCCTCCATTTTACGGTGTAAAACTTTCAAATTTTAATTTAGATTCTGATCACTATATATCATTTAAAATGCCCCAAATACCTAATAAAAGTGGCACAATTGATGTAATAGCAGAAAATGAAGCTGGATACGGCAAATTAACATTAGGCAGTCTGAGACCTCCTTTGAGTTCCTGGTGTGGATGGACATTAGAACAGCCTCCTTATGTACAGGGAATTGTGGTTTCTGTATATGAAGTTACCGAAATAGATCCAATTGCGGGTCAAATATATTCAGAAGATCATACAACCATTATAGATGAATACGGAAATGATGTAATTTGGATCTAAATATATCATAGCATATGCAAAAACAGATATCTGAATTTCCTACGGTTAATGTTCCGTTACCAACAGACCTACTTTTAATAAGCCATAGTGGGATGACAGCTAATATGAGCCTTAACACGGTTGCATTGTATACAAATTCTTTAATATCAGGCAGCATCAACTCAATAAATTCCAACATTTCTAGATTAAGTGCGCTAGAACATCTAGACACAGTCACTATAGGTTCCAATGTTTTAACTTTAAGTGCTGATATTAATTCTTTAAAGGATGAAAGCACATTAATAAATGCTAATATATTGAGATTAAGTTCTCTAGAACATTTAGATATTGTTTCATTAAATTCTAATGTTTTAAACGTAAGCTCAAATATTGATCTATTAAATACAGATTATATTTTATTTAAGAATAACTCTTCTGGCAATATAATAACTCTTCAAGATCAAGTAACTGCTGTAAAAGAGACCCTCCTTGCGACCATCCTTTACAATAATACATATTTAGACGCCTTAAGTGCTGATAGTGAAACATTGCACCTCAGCAGCAAGGAATTTGCATCTGATATTAATTCTCTTAGTGGATTTTATCACACCTTAAGTGCTTCTGTAGATTTGTTAATCACTTCTACAACTGAATTAAGTGCAAATGTTTCATCCTTAAGTGCTAGTTATTTGTTAAATTCTAGTGACATTCTAACTTTAAGTGCAGACAATGCTTCTTTAAGTGCTGGTTATTTGTTGAATTCTATTGACATTTTATCCCTAAGTGCTGACAATTTATCTTTAAGTGCTAGTTACTGGATAAACTCAGGTGACATTCTAACTTTAAGTGCAAATGTTTCATCTTTAACTGCTAGTTACTTGTTAAACACTGGTGACATTCTAACTTTAAGTGCAAACAACACCTCTCTAAGTGCTGGTTACTTGTTAAACACAGGTGATATTTTGTTTTTAAGCTCTGGCTATTTAAGGTTAGAATCTGGAACATCTTTTTTAAGTGCCTGGGTAGATTCTTTAGACTTTACATCACCCACAAATCCCACCATTCAGTTGTTACAAACTCAAATAGATGCTGTTAGTTCAACTCATGATTCTGTAATATTAAATTTATCCTCATGGAATGATGCTTTAAGTTCAATGGGATATTCCCAGAGTTTAGATATTTCATCTTTAAGTGCTAGTTACTTGTTAAACACGAGTGACATTTTGACTTTAAGTGCAGACTATGCATCTTTAAGTGCTAGTTACTTGTTGAACTCCGGCGACATTCTAACCCTGAGTTCCAGTTATTTAAAACTGGAATCTGGAACATCTTTTTTAAGTGCCTGGGTAGATTCTTTAGACTTTACATCACCCACAAACCCCACCATTCAGTGGTTACAAACTCAAATAGATGCAGTTAGTTCAACTTCATCTTCCATGTATTCTGATATTACCTCACTAAGTGCTGGTTACTTGTTAAACACTGGTGATATTTTATCTTTAAGTGCAAATGTTTCATCTTTAACTGCTAGTTACTTGTTAAACACTGGTGACATTCTAACTTTAAGTGCAAACAATACATCTTTAAGTGCTGGTTACTTGTTAAACACTGGTGACATTCTAACTTTAAGTGCAAACAACACCTCTCTAAGTGCTGGTTACTTGTTAAACTCCAGTGATATTTTATCTTTAAGTGCAAATATTATTTCTCTGAGCGGAAATGTTTTGGGTTTAAATTCTTTATCAGTCACTGTAGACCTCATTTCTGCTACTGGTATATTGGACAGTCACATTAACTTTTTAACGGATGAAATACTCGGGAGAGGATCTTTAACTATATCACCCTCTAGTAATTTGTTAATTCAAACTAGTGATTCAATCAACACAAAAACATGGTCTTTTGATTGTAGTGGGCAATTAACTCTGCCCGGCACTTTAATATTTTCAAGTGCCGCAGCAAACGGGGGTCCTTATGTAAGCCCTATAGAATTAGACTTATCTTTATCTGTACAAAAATTAAATTCAGGAATATATAGACTGTCTAACGGCTCCGAAGGCCAAATTATGTATTTTGTACCCAAGACTAATTCTGTAGGAGACACTTCCACTCAGGTTTATATCCCAAATGCTCGATATTGGATTATAGACGGACTGGGACACAAATTTGCGGTCTCTTCATCCATTTATTGGGTTCCCTGGATACTTCGTGATCATCGCCTAGATCCGGTCTATGACATACTTCCAACAATAACCACAGCTATCTTTACAGACGGAGCCTGGAACGTTTCTACTGGTGGCAGAGACTAATAACAGTTGTATATTGACTTAAATATGTAATTATACATAGTATATATGGCCGACCTTCTTGCTTCATCCAATAGAAATGCTAGTTCTAATCGTAATTTTATATCCAGTATATTACAGAGATTACCTTACGTTTCTACAGAAATAGAGACAGATACAAATAATCCAAAATATGAATTATTTGATAGACTTTCTAAAAGAACTGAATATCGTTTACTAAAACAATCAGTCATAACCGGCGGGGCCATGCAGAGTGAATATGGATCTGGTCCGGGTGGACATGGATCTATTACTTCTCACAGCCCATATCACAAGTATTTGTATGCAAATATAGATACAGACAAAATCAGAAGAATATCTGAATACAGAAGAATGGCTTCTTTTGCAGAAGTTGCAGATTGTTTAGATGAAATATGTGATGAATTTATCGTCAAGGATGAAAACAATCATATATTACACTTTGATTTTTCTAATTTCTGCGACTTGGCTTCTGAAGAAAAGATTGAATTGCAAAAAGAATTTGAAAAATTTGTTACCATATATGATTTAGAACACAAGGGATGGGGATATTGTAGACAACTGCTTGTAGAGGGTGAGTTATTCTTTGAAAATATCACTTATAAAGACAAGCATGAATATGGCATTATAGGTGTATTGACCATTCCAGGAGAATTGATCAATCCGGCATATGATAACATTCAAAACAATGTTATAGAAAATTTTACATTTCAAAAACCCATTAATTTACAGCAAACCGCGGCGACTCCTTTGTCTCAGATGCAAGCAAACAAGAGTCCAGTAAATGCTCTTCAGCAACAAATAGTTACTCTTCAATCAAACCAGGTAACTTATATGCATTCTGGTTTATGGAACGAAGATCATAGCATCCGTATTCCGTTTATTGAAAATTGTAGAAGAGCATATAAGATGCTTTCTCTTTGTGAAGATGCCATCATTATATATCGTCTAGTAAGAGCACCCGAAAGGTTAAAATTCACTATAGACGTAGGCAACATGCCACCCGCCAAAGCAGAATCCTATATGAAGGGATTAATGCAGCAGTATTACTCCAAACAAGTGTATGACGGTGGAGCAAACTCTACTGGTCCGGTTAGTAATTCTTATAATCCACAGTCTATGTTAGATAGCTACTGGTTTGCAAGGAAACCAGGTGAAACCGGATCTGATGTATCAGTGCTACAAGGTGGCGACAACTTGGGTAAGTTAGATGATTTGATGTACTTTGTGGGCAAATTATATAAGAGCCTTAAAGTTCCTATTTCAAGACTCAACCCCAATGAAGCATTCAAAGACGGTGGTGAAATTCTTAAAGAAGAATTAAGATTTGCAAAATTTATTGTCAGGTTGCAGAATCAAGTAGCCGCAGGCATTAAAAATGCTTTCATTAGTCACTTAAAAATTAAAGGATGGTGGAATGAATATAAATTACACGAGTCCTATTTAAATTTTGAATTTAATCCGCCATCAAACTATTTTGCTATTAGACAGCAGCAAATGGTAGAACTTAAACAGAAGAATTTCTCTGACATGTCTCTAAATGAAGGGATATCTAATATATTTGCTCAAAGACACTATCTCCAATTCAGTGATGCTAAAATTAGTGAAAATATGGAATGGCAGCGCAAAGAAGCGGCCTTTAAATGGGAGCTTGCTCAAATTCAAAATGCAGGACCTAATTGGAGGGAGCAGATAGAAGCGGCTCAACAGGCAGCTTCTGCGGGTGGCGTCGCTGCCGACACAGGCGGAGGCGGAGGAGGCGGCGGAGGTGGATCATCAGCTATACCAGAATTTGGTTCAGCAGGTGGCACACCGGCCGCCACTCCAGAAGCCGGAGAAACTCCAGAAGCTGGTGCCGCTCCCGGAGGAACTCCAGTAGCTGCTGCTCCTCCTAGTCCTGCTACTTAAAGGATAAGTAGTAGTTTATATGTCTGTTCTACCCGTCAACTTCGGAAGCACCACTTTTAATAATAGAATCTCTAGTTACGACTTATTATCTTCTCGTATAAAACACATGCTAGGAGAACCACTGATACAAGTGGAAATAAGTGACGCTCAGATGTATGAATGCATAGACACTGCCTGTGAATTTTTTACTAAATTTGCAGGCACTACTGAAGAATTTTTAATATTCCGCTCAGATTTGTATATACCCGGAAACGGTCTTCCTATTGGCCGTTTACTTAATATTACTCCCGAATTAACAAATGCCGAAAATCCGGATCAACAACAATTTCCTCAGATATATCAACAAATAGGTGCCAACCACGGATCACAATACACAGCTATAATAGGTGACGGAATTCGAGAATCTTATGAAGTGTTACATAATCTAAACACAGAAAATATTATTGTTCAAGTATATGATAATGTTACCAATGAAGTGGTGTTTACGGAAGTTGTAATTGTTTCACCTACAATTTGTCGGATAATATTTAACGAAGCCATTAATGTCAATTCTTTTAGGGTTGTTATTTTTTCTGGTATATCTGCGTCAACCTATATGTCTCTATTAGGTAATGGAGTAGACAATGTGTTCGTAATATCACATAATTTAAATTCTCAAAACATAATAATACAGGTATATGACCAAGTAACAAATGAATTGGTGTATCCTTCTATATCAAACATTTCTCCTAATCAGAGCTTGGTGTCCTTTAAACACCCCATTGCATTGAATGCTTACAGAGTTGTTATGTTGGTCAGTGCTGCCTCACCAGGAGTTAATCCTATTTTTGCAAAGACCCACAGTGCTGGATGGGATCTTGATTTAAATTGTTACCGCAAAGTAGTTGATGTATATTCCTTTGCTGAAGGAAATAATTCAGGTATTAACACTTTATTCTCAATAGAACACACAGTGGCTCAACAAGCATATTTTGGACATTTGTTGGGTAATGTGGGTTATGATTTAATTACATGGCAATCTTTAAAAGGATGGTTAGATATGAGAGATAAAGTGTTGGCCCTCACTCCTCTATTGAGGTTTAATCCAGATACTCAAATGTTGAGAATTATTCCCGAGCCTAGCCAAAACTCTGCTGCATATTACGGTTTAGTTGGATGTCATTTACAAAAACCCATTAAAGACATAGTCAATCAATTATGGGTTTATAGATATGCAATGGCATTGGTTAAAATGACCACAGCTCATGTAAGATCTAAGTTTGGCGGCACCAATTTATTTGGTGGCCAGGTGGTGTCTTATCAAGATCTTATGTCTCAGGGCATATCCGAAAGAGATAAGCTAGAAGATGAATTAATGAACAAACACGTTGACTCCATGCCTACAAGATTTTTCGTAGGTTAATATGCGTAAACACCTTCATAAAGATTCTAGATACAATCAAGGCAAATTCCATCCTCAAAATATTGGCAAATACAAAGGATCTTTGCCAATTATATACAGATCTAGTTTAGAACTTAAATCATTTAGGTGGATGGACAGAAATCCTAACATTATTAGTTGGGGTTCTGAGTCTGTAATAATACCATATTATTCACCTATCGAATTAGAAAAAAAAATCCACAGATATTTTGTGGATTTGGTGGCTCACTTAAAAAGTAAAGATGGTACTATTAAAAAATTATTAATAGAAGTTAAACCACATAAACAAGTATCTGCTCCCACTTACAGTCCTCGTAAAGGAAAAAAAACTGTGCTGTATGAACAGACACAGTTTTTAATTAATACTGCTAAGTGGGAAGCTGCTAGGGCTTGGTGTGACAAGAATGATTATACATTCATAATACTCACAGAAAAACACCTAAAAGACTAAGCATACCCTATAAGAGAATTAGGAGAAGTTTTGCTTAAAATACCATGAGCATTATAAAGGGTTACTGCAGGCATATTATGAGCATTTTCTTGTATAGTGCCCATTGTATCCACTGGTAAATCATTCTTGGGCAAATGATCTGTCTGACTTTTCATGGCAGCCATTAAAGGCTGGAGTGTTTCATATTGATTAACGGAAGATATAGATTGCATCTGAATATAATTATACATTTAATGCATCTAAAATCTCTTTTATTTTGAGATTAAAAAATGATTTTCTTAATATGACATCTTTCAGGTATAAATATCTTTTATAATTCATATATGAGTAACAACATGTACCGTTTATTGGTTGAAGAACCCACTTACGAGGTAAAGTATCTAATAGAAGAGAAAAATCGTAATACCCCTTCTAACATGTTTATTCACGGCCCCTTTCTCATGGCCAATGAGGCTAATAAAAACAAGAGAGTTTATCCCCTAGAAGAAATGGTGAAGGAAGTTAACCGATATACTTCAGAGATGATTGATAATCATCGAGCCACTGGTGAATTAAATCATCCTCAAACTCCAGACATTAATCTTGAAAGGGTGTGTCACATGGTTACTGAGATGAAACAAAACGGTAACATATTTGAAGGCAAATCTAAAATTCTCTCAAACCCGATGGGTCAATTGGTTCGCTCTTTAATATTAGATGGAGTCAAGCTTGGAGTTTCAAGCAGAGCGTTGGGAAAATTAGAACCCGGCAGCAATGGCACCAACAGAGTTTCAGATTTTAAATTGGTAGCAGTAGATGTTGTTGCCGATCCTTCAGTGCCCACCGCCTTTGTAAATGGGATCTTGGAATCAAAGCAATGGGTATTGGCAGAAGACGGAAGTTTTGAACCTTCTTATGAAAAATTTGAAAAGAGCATTGCTTCTTTGCCTCTTAAAAACACAAACGCCTTTTTAAAAGAACAAATAATTGCATTTATTAATGCACTTAAATCCGCTTAAGGACAACTACTAGATAAATATCATTATATTTTATGCATTCCACTAACCAATTAATTTCAAAATTTATAGCACAGCTTTGTGAAAAGCAATTTGCATTTGCTAATTCCACTCTTGGAACTATCGTTGAAGCGAAGTTAAAAGAAAAGATCAAAAAGGAAGCAAAGAAACTTTCAGGTAAAAAAACGCCAGCCAAGGCTCAGTCTAAGGCAGATAAAAAGAAAGAATTTCTTGCCAGAATGGCAAAAAGTAAAAAAAACTCTAAAGGGGCATCTGGAAAGAATAAATAAATTATAACAATTGTATGAACATAGCCGCTATTCTTAAGAATATTGACAAAGAAGTTTTAAACGAAGAATCTGCAACAGCAATTGCTGAAGCTTTTGAATCTGCCGTTAATGAAAAGGTTTCAACTCGTATTGGTCTTGAAATTGAAAAGGCTTTAAATGAGCAAGACGTAGACCATTCTGTAAAACTTAAAACTTTACTCGAAACCATTGATGCTGATCACTCTTCCAAACTTCAAAAGGTTGTGGAAGCAGTTAGCACTAATCATGCAGCCAAGCTTCAAAAGGTTGTTTCTCATTACCGCAAGGCCATTAATGAAAAGGCCGGCACATTCAGCAACAAGATTGTTGCGGAAATGAGCAATTATTTAGACTTGTATTTGGACAAGGTGATTCCAAGAGAACAATTGAGTGAAGCAGTGGCAAATACTTCCGCCAAGCAACAATTAGAACAAATCAAAAAGATTATATCGATGGATCCTTCCGCTCTTAATGAAGATTTCAAGAGAATTGTTCTCCAAGGAAAGTCCAAGATTGATAATCTCCAAGCTCAACTCAATGAAACCTATAAAGAGAACATTGCTTTAAATGAACAAGCAAAGGCTGCTAAAGCATCCCTTTTGATTGAACAAAAAACAAAGGGCATGGCCTCTTCTAAAAAAGAATTTATCACTAAAATATTAAGTGATAAGTCAGTTGAGTACATCAAAGAAAATTTTAGTTATGTAACTAATATGTTTGAAAGAGAAGATAGAGTCTCATCAAATGAATTAGTTAAAGAAGCATCCAAGACAGCTGTCTCCAAGGATGCTAAAGTAGTTTACCCTCAGGTGATGACCGAATCTGTCCAATCACCTATTTCTAGTTCAGTAAATGATTATTTATCTGGATTGAAAAGAGTTCGGTAATTTTAAGTTGGAGTAATACACGGCGTATTCTCGAAAATATATGCAGTAAATAGAAAAACAAATAACAAATTATGAGTAATGTAAGTTCCGCACCCGGTTATATCAACACAAACCGTGCATCACAGCTCCTTGAGAAGTGGGCACCTATGCTTGATTTTTCAAGCGACAAAGTAGCACCCATCGAAGGTGAACATCAACGTTTGGCCACAGCCATGTTGATGGAAAACCAAGAGCAATGGTGCATTAATGAAGGCGGCAACAGCATCGGCGGCGGCGTTTTTGGTGGTAATTCCACTGGCGCTTACGGTGGTGCTCAAAGCGCATCAGACTGGTATGCAGGCGGCGACGCCCGTATGCCTAAGGTATTAATACCGATGGTAAGACGTACCTTCCCAGAATTGATCACTAACGAAATCGTTGGCGTTCAACCTATGAGTGGGCCCGTTGGATTAGCATTTGCTTTGCGTTATAAGTATGAGAATGCAGCTCTTGGCCAAGATGGCCAAGCTAACCCTGGTGGTACATCCGTAGGCAACTACGGTGGAGTAGGCAGAGAAGCAACACCTCGTGTTGCCGGAACCGCCTCCCAATCTACCATTCCAGGAGCAGTTACAGGTGAAATGGGTTATCAATACCTTGATACACGCTTCACTGGTACAAGTGCAACTTGGTTGAATGGTGCCGCCGGAGATGGCGTCTACATCAGCCCAGAAGACACTGGTATCGCCGCTATTCTCAGTCAGTATGAACTTACTGGTAATATTCCTCAGGTCACTGTTGAATTCTCTAAGACCGCAGTTGAAGCCGGCACACGCCGTCTCGCAGCTCGTTGGTCCATTGAATTGGAACAGGATTTGAAGAACATGAACGGATTGGATATCGATTCTGAATTGACAAATGCGATGAGCTATGAAATTCAGGCCGAAATCGACCGTGAAATGATTATCAGAATGCTTCAGATCTCACTTAACGCTGGTAAAGGCACTGGATATAGTTTCTGGTATGCAGCTTCCGCTGATGCCCGTTGGTTAGGAGAACGCAACCGCGACTTCTACGCCAAGGTTATCGTGGAAGCCAACCGTATTGCAATTCGTAACCGCCGTGGTTCCGCTAATTTTATTATCGCGACTCCGAAGGTTTGTGCAATCATGGAAATGTTACCTGAATTTCAATGGATGCCCGTGAATGGCAACGTGAATACCCAAGGCTCTGGCATTGCCAAAGTCGGTACTCTCGGTGGTCGTTTCACCGTCTATCGTGATACACGTACAGAAGCCCAGAATCTTACGACCCGTGCAGCTAATAACACTACACTAGAGTATGCCTTGTTAGGTTACAAAGGTACCGAGTATTATGATACAGGTATCGTCTATTGTCCATATATCCCAGTTATGATTCAACGTACAGTTGGACCTACCGATTTCAGCCCACGCGTTGGGTTGATGACCCGCTACGGCGTGGTTGATTACATCTTCGGTGCTTCCCTCTACTACCACACCATCATTATCAAGGGCCTTGGCACAGACAATGTAAACGGCAACGGTGGTAAGCTCTATATGTAAACCATTGAGTTAGTCTTTAAATACCCATCCTCACAAGGGATGGGTATTTTTTTGCTTGGATTTCCCGGTTTTACACCTTATTATAGGCATATGAATTTAAGATTTGCTCTTTGTGGAACTCACGGAACAGGTAAAACCACAGTTTTAAAGGATATATCAAATGATCTCCTAGACGTCTACAACATTAAACCCATTTTTAACACTAGCAATGCACGCAAATTGTTCAAATTAGGAGAAGAATTAAATGATAAAGGTGGAAATTTTGTACAATATGTAGTACAAGCCAGCCACGTTAGTCGTTTTGCAGAAGAAAATTGGTTCGCTGACCGATGTGTTGTTGATGGATGGGCTTATATGAATGCTTCGGATCAAAAGGGAATAATTGATCCTCAGTGTAGGGATGCTGTGTCCAGTATGATGAGGTTTTTCACTCCTTTATACACACAGATATTCTATGTTCCTATTGAATTTGAAATGGAAAGTGACGTAGTACGAAAAGATGACATAGAATATCAGAAGGAAATAGATAGTTATATGTCCAACACTCTAACAAGTTATAATAATGTCACCGTACTCAAAGGAAGTCGTGAAGAACGTAAGAATATTGTGTTAAAATATATCCATGAACTTATTCATTCTTGATTTAGATCCTAAAAAAGCGGCCAATTACTACCAAGACCTTCATATAAATAAAATTATCATTGAAGGAACACAGCTATTAGCTGCTGCATATCCTCTTGATAGACTGTCACAAGATGATTGTCCTCGTACCCAAAAAGGCACACCACGTAAACATGGACATTACAATCATCCTATGACTAAATGGGTAAGGACAAATATGACAAATTTTGTATGGACTCTAAATCATTTAGATGGTTTGTATCAAGAAAGATTGTATAGATTTGAAAAAGAACATTTTAGCAAAGACTTTATAGATTGGGTGTGGAATAATCCTCCAGAGTTGCCTCACGATGAAATGACAGAACATCCACAATGTTTTGCGGTATCTTTTCCTCAGTGTATTGTGCCTGGCGATCCAGTCCAAGGATATCAAAATTATTATAATGCTGCCAAAAGAGAATTTAAATTTGGTAATAAAATTGTAAAGGCAAATTGGACTAAAAGAGAAGTGCCTTACTTCTTCAAGGATAAATAAAAATATGAATTTTGTGCAATTTTACTCAGAAGCGGTTAATAAATTTAACACAGAATGGCAGGTTACTAGAGAAGAAGCAAAGAAAATTAAAGATGTAGATACTAAGATATCTCATGTCAAGAAATTTTTAATAGACAATCCCTCTTCTGCTAATTTTGGAAGAGTGGCAAACTGGACCCGAATGACAAAATTGGGTTACAAGAATAGTTCCATAGAAAGTGCTCAAAAATTTGAACATTTTCTTGATTATTTAGAATTGAATAAACTCAAATTTGTGGAAGAAGATAAGGATATAGATTTAAATGATTTACCAATGGACAAATTTGTGGCTGTCTATAAAGATTTAGTTCATAGAAAGAATGATTTTCAACACGGAGGAAAAAGACCGGTTTCTATGAGCCAATATCTATCTCAAATGCAAAGTGTTGCTAAAAAAAGAGGCATCCCTCTACCTCCTGATCCTCAAGACTAACAGCCTTCTAGTATATCTAATTGATTCCTTTTAGATTTTCCATCTACAAAGCGATTAATTACTTCATCCCTCGTAGCAATAAGGATGTTATTGGCTGCTGGTAATTTGGAAACAATTTCCTTTTTACCGGCTATGTCCATTTTCTTTAATTCAACTGCCACCGTGGCTTGTTTTTGCTGTAGATTAATATTATTTAAAGAATCTATAGCTTTAGTGGTAGCACCCATTAAAGAAGCCATCGCAGATATTTCTTTAGGATCTGCTCCCATGGATATGTTATTAGACAATGTGGCTATAGCATCCAATCCCGCTTGTATAATCTCTGCAGTTTTTTGATATACATAGGTATTTACATTGTTATCTGTTATTATTTCCGGTTCTGGCCGCACAGCCATTAGCATAGCAGGAGCTGATGTACTTTTTAGCTCACTGATGATATTATCTATTTCTGAATTGGATTCCATGTTGCTTTTAAATTGAAGGTACTATATTATTTAGCTATATGACTACAAAAATAACGATAGAAAATTACGGAACATTTTTTATAGACCAAAACAAAGTTGGAGAATTGATTAAATGGCTACAAGCAAATTATATAAATCCTTCTATTGGTGAAGTTGTCAATCTTCAAGCAATCAATGGCAATCAACTTATTAATGGCTAATATGGAACAACCAAACATTCTCAAAGCTCCTAAGATTGCCTTTAAAAAGTCCCACCCAGACGCCCAACTTCCTTTCAGGAAGAGAACCAATGATACTGGATATGATTTATTTTCAATTAGTGACGTATTAATTCCGGCAAAAGGAGATGCAGAAGTTCCAACCGGAATTACCGTAGCAAAGGTTCCATTCGGGGTGTGGTTCCTGATCTTGCCTCGATCCGGAATGGGATTCCAGCACGGCATTCAACCTCATCTAGGAGTTATTGATAATCCTTATAGAGGAGACCTGTCTGTAAAGTTGTATAATTTTTCAGATAAAGACTACCAGATATCTAAAGGAGATCGCATTGCACAGATAGCATACTTTCCTCTTCTGGCTCTAGAGCCAGAATGGTCAGATGAAGTAGAAAACACGGACCGGGGTGATAAGGGGTTTGGCAATTCGGGAAAATAATATGAGTCAAGCAAATCATTACAACAAACTCTGGGTAGAAAAATATCGTCCCAAAAATTTAAATGATGTGGTTCTTTCCGCAGAGGTCAAAGAGCATTTTGAATCCCTGAATGATGACACCCCTCATCTTTTATTTTACGGATCACCAGGAACTGGTAAAAGTACAATGGCAAAAGTCATTGTTAATGACATTTTAAAGTGTCAATACCTTTACATTAATGCTTCAGATGAAAATGGAGTAGATACTATTAGAAACAAAGTCATCAGCTTTGCTCAAACTCGCTCCGTGGATGGAAAGAAGAAAGTAGTCATCTTAGAAGAAGCTGATGGTCTCACAGGAGATAGTCTCCGTATACTTCGTAATGTCATGGAAGACTATGAAGGCACCACTCGGTTCATTCTAACAGCAAATTACTTTAACAAAGTTATTGAACCTATTAGATCAAGGTGTTTGTTATTTAAATTACAACCAGATCTCAAAGAGATAGTTATTAGGTGTATACACATTCTTCAGGCAGAAAAAATAACAGTAGAAGAATCTCAAAAATCTGCTCTTCTTGCACACATTGAAACCAATTATCCAGATTTAAGAAGGATCATTAATGATTTGCAAAAGTTTTCAACTTCAGGAAAGTTGATCATGAAAGAGCAGCATCAAATATCAGACATAGTAAATTATGTTTATGATAATCTTCTTTGCAAAACTTCAAGCTTAGAAATTCGAGCTAAAATTATTGAAAATGAAAAAACTTTCAACGGTGATTATCAAACTCTAATGAAGGAATTATTTGAGGTCTTTTACAATTCAAAAAATGTAAAAGAGGTGACCAAAAAGATGGCAATGTGTGATATAGGAGAGTACATGTTTAGAGACTGCACAGTACTAGACCACGAGATTAATTTTTATATGTGTATTGCCTCCTTAGAAAATCATCTCAAATAATTATTTGACCCTCTTAAAGGAAGCGGAAGAAGCTCCTTTAGAGTTTTTCAAAGTAACATTTTTTGTAGGCAAAGAATTGTCTACAGAATGATTGTCTAGTTTAGATTCCATGCGATAGACCTTAGCGGTTACATCCCCTACAGGTCTTTCATATCTGTTTGGAACACTTTCTAACGGTGGAAGATTGATACCATAATCTTTTACCTCCACGGAGTCGTAATCACCTGGCACAGTAAATTCATTGAATTCTGTAGGCCATTCAACTTTACGAGGATCAGTCCGAAGAACCAAATAGCAATCTCCAGCACCCTCGTTATCATTAGCATCTTTTACATTTTGTTTGGCACCATCTGCAACGACTCTTTTTATGAAGAATAAAACTTGATCTGCTATGAGTTCTTTTAAAAATTTAGCAAAAGCAGCACTGCCGGAATAATGCTTTTTAAAATAAGCATGTTTTAAAAATGAAGGTTTGAGTACCACGGCAGAACCCTCTCTAAATCCTCCATTTGAAAAGTGAGAAAAAGCAGTTTCAAATAAAGTTTCGAATTTGTTAAATTTTTGTTTCATATAATATAGAGTTTGTCTAATAAATATTTACCTTAATATGGCGACTATTTATTTAGATAATTTGATTAAACCTCAAAAGGTCCAATCGCAATTTACAAATATTGCCACAGAACCCGAGCCCCTACATTACACATACAGGGACTTACATTTAGACTTAGAGATATTTAAAAACATCGGCAACGGGTTAAATGAGGTAAATTCTAAAGACATATCGGCAGATTATGACATCCAAGCCATACGTAATTCTATTTACAACATCTTTACTACAAAACCAGGCGAGAAAATACTATCTCCCGGTTTTGGTAGTTCTTTAGAACAATTTTTATTTGAAAGTTTGTCTGAATTTAAAGCTAATATCATAGGAAATTTAATTTTAAACAATCTCACAAAATATGAACCTCGTATAAATGTGACTAAAGTGTTGGTACATGCTAATTATAATGATTTACAATATGAAATATATGTTTCTTATGATATTCCTGATCATGGGTTAGTAGACACATTACAAATGAACTTTAATACCACCACCCACTCTTCTATACAAATACTATAATATCATGGCCAATTTTATTCAACCAACCACCTTAAATCCCAATATAGCGTTTGATCCATCTGAATTGCGCAATAAAATTATTGATAGATTGAACCAAGGCCAGGTTTTTACGGATCAAAACTATCAGGGATCTAATTTATCTGCTATTATAGATATATTGGGGTATGTTTTCGGCACATTGATGTATTATAATAGCAAAACATCCGCTGAGTCCATGTTTTCAGAGTCCCAAATATACGAAAACATGAATCGTATAGTAAAATTAATCAATTATAAGCCTATTGGAAGATTAACCCAAAATGTACCTTTTAATTTATTAGCCTATGAATTTTTAAATTCTGCCGCATATATTATTCCGCGTTTTAGCTCCATCACATCAGGAAATACCACATTTTCATTGACTTCAGATTTAGCATTTTCTAAATTAACCAATGCAGCAGAAACAATAGCAGATGTTAACAACAATTATTTATTGCATCAAGGCTCTATAGAAGAATATCCGCTGTATAACTCAATTGGAGTTGAAAATGAAGTAATATTTTTATCATTAAATGAGTCTATTCAAATAGATCACTTCAATATTTTCGTCTATGTAAAGTCTACGGACAAAATCTGGAGAGAATATACCCGAGTTGAAGACAGATCTACCTACACAGCAAATGATAACTTATTTGAAGCAAGATTTAATGCCAATAAACGATATGAATTATCTTTTGGTGATGGAATAAACGGCTCACAACTCAAACAAGGAGATCTGGTAGCAGTATATTATTTAAATATTGACCCCCTTGCAATCAACATCGGAGCTGGAGCTTTGGACGGAGCCAGATTAATACCGTTTAATTCTATACAATTTCAAGAAATTCTATATGATACCGCAAATTCTTACGGCAACTACCTAGCTGCTAATCAATTTAATTTCATCCAGATGTCTAATACGTTTCCCTCTTCTGATTATTCCCCCGAAGAAACCGTAGACTCTATAAGAAACAATTCACCTAAAACTTTTAGATCTCAACATAGATTAGTTTCCTCTCAAGATTATCAATATTTTGTTAAAACAAATTTTAACAATCTAATATCCACTTCTCATATTGCCAGTAATGATGAATATTTGAGGGGGCATATGAGGTATTTGTATAACATAGGACTTAACAAGCCTCAATCAGAAACTTTGGTGTTATTCAATCAAGTCAAATTTGCTAACAGTTGTAACTTTAATAACATTTACGTATATTCTGTACCGGTCAGAGATCAATTATACCTATCTTCACCTCAAAAAGAATACATCTTAAATGAAATCAATAATTTAAAAACTATTACCTCTCAAATAGTTTTTATGGATCCAGAATACATACTTTTTGATTTTTACACCAAAAGGGCAGACGGTTCTTTTGACACGAGCGATATAAAACAAAGCAAATTGAGAATATACAAAAATTCAAATGTCAGAAGATCTAATTCTGCCATTTTATATGATGTTATTCAAGTAATAACCCAAGCCTTTAATAAAAGCACATCATCCTTAGGTCAAGACATTAATACTCATCAATTATCAACAGACATTCTATCCATAGACGGAATCAAATCTTTGGAAACTTATAGAGCTGATATAGACAGTGGAGTCAACGAAATTTCTTTGATGGCTTGGAATTCCAAATACCCTTCAGATGACGTAAATGTGTATACTCAATCCATACGGTTAGATTATTTTCAATTTCCTCTATTTAATGAAATAGCCAATCTATCAAATCGTATAGAAATTGTAGATTTGTCTAATTCCATCAAAGTACCTGAATTTTAAAAATGATAACTCCTACCGACTTTTCTATTAGTCCATCCTCCGGTGAATCCGGGGTCACAAATTTTGAATTAGATTCTGGTATTGTAGATACATCTTACAAAGTCACTTGGTATTTTGGTGACGGAAGCACCTTCTCTGGGCTTAAAGCTTCTCATACATATACATCTCCTGGAAAATATATAATTTCTTCAATAATATATCACGGCTCTGATGCACCTGTGTTTTTACAAAAAGAAGTTGAAATATCTTTAAATTTAAACAATTCTATATGTTTTAGTTTTATACCCCCTCCAACATTTGCTGGACATTATAATAGATATCCGTTTAGAGTCAATATAACCTCTCCTGATGTACAAGACCATTATGTAAATCTTGGGTGCCAATTTTCTCGATCCGACTCCCCTCAAGATATACCGAATAAATGGTCTTTCTTAAGGCCACAGTGGAGATTTTTTGACGTCAAAGGAAATCCAGTTCAAAAAATCAAAACAATAGACACACTTATAAAGGCAAACAGTGCAGGTAATATAGACCCTCTAGGCACCAATGTAATAGGAGTTTCTGGATATGCTGATTTTTACTTCACTGATGATATATACAATTTTGATTTAGCGACTAGCAATCAACCATACACCACAATTATAGCCACCCTAGACACTTTAGATTCAAAAGACTTTACTTTACAATCAGATTCACAGAACCTTCTCCCGAGCTTCGCAAATAGTTTAGCATCTGTTACTTGTCCTCATGTTTTTTTATGGAGAACTCCAGATTATTTAAAAATATCTGAAAATGGAATACGCAAACACTCCAATCCTAGATGGACATCTAGCAATGTGCCTATAATGGTAAATTCCAATTTCAATACGGAGGTTTATGATCCATTTAAAGAAGGTAACGGTGTTAAAGTAATAAACCCAGATTCATTTTTCGTTCATAATTTTCCTGTAGACAACAGAGATTCTTTATATTTAAATCTTCAAAGTCCTAATCATAATGTAGCATTTTTTCCTGAACCCTCTTTAGAATGGACAGATAGTTCTTATTATAAGACACCTGGATACTACAAAGGAGTTTATAACCTACAAGAAGTTAGTGCTACTAATTTACAAATAAATGCAGGGTTAACATTCAATATACCACCACTATCCGGCAATTATTACAGTCCATTGTTGTGGTTGTCTACGCCCTGTAAAAATCAATTATATATTTCAGAACATCAAAAATTTCCAGAACTGCGCAACATATCAAGTAATGACCCAGTCTATACTCGCACAGTATTTCTATCCAGTACTCCAGCTTCTAATAACTATACAATTGCAGCAAATCTTTTACCGGATTATCATGCTTGGGTGTTAGATGAAAAATTTAAAAAAATACATAGAGTATCTTCCTTTGGTCAAATTTTAACATCAATAGATATACCCAAATTACTAGAAAATTCTCTGATTATTTCTTTGTCTGGTTTGGCTGAAAATTATCTCGCCCCCTCTTTTTTAATAACTGACAGGGATAAAAATCTCTGGGTTTCTTTAAAGAATGGCATATCTTCTTTTAAATTGGATTCTTTTGGAAATTTTTTAACAGCAACCAATCCATTTATTTCCGGAGGATATCGAGAGCACACTAAGCCGGTTAATGTTGAAACAGACACTCAGAGCAATTTATATGTGTCTTATACAAACTCTTCCGAGGTTTCGGGTTTTGTGGTAAAGTACTTTCCAGACGGCACTATATGTGAAACTAGAAATTTTTTAGAACCTGTAGCCAAGTGCAATCATATAAAATGTGATAATTCAAATCATGTTTGGTTTGTACATTCTTTGGATCCAGTAAATAATTTTGACATAATAGAAAAAAAATCTGCAGAAGGCAATTTAGTATATTACACAGCAGCCAGTGCCACCAGTGCTGCTCAATTTGGGCCGTATAATAATGTAAATTATTTAACATTAGACAAACATCAAAATTTGTGGTTTACCTGTAACAATAAAAGTTTATATAAAATATCTTCAATTACATATGAAATTTCTAGCATAGAATTAATCAGCGAATTATCACCAATTGTTCCAGAAAGCAGATATGCTATTACCGGCCTGGCTTCTAATTTTAGTGGTAAGATATATGCCATTAATTCAGATGAAAATTTAGTATATGTAGTTAATGATTCTATGGTTATAGAAGATACGTTTTATATAAAAGCCTCTTCTTGTGCGGTGGGAGATTGGACTGGATTTAATTGGATTAACAAATATGGTGCTTCTATCCCTGAATTTTCTGTGGAAGAAACTTATAAAACCATATATGGCAATTCAGAACCTTTAGATTTTTATGTAGACACTGCTACAAATTATAATTTTTTAAAGGTGAATGAAAATTATGATCTAGCCAAGACGCTAAAAGGCTATGCCTTTACACCCAAATTGAATGAAAGTCCGGAATTGTTTGATAAATTTTTTGGTTCCTTATATGGTCAGTATCCATTTAAGCCTAATGATCCTGGAGTTGAAACTTATCAAAAAATTGCAAATTTTGTATCCAACCACAATGACATAGATACTTGCAATATTGATCAATTATATAGTAATTCTGAAATGGTAGATTTATTAACAGATGATTTTCGTTTAAAATATCCAGCTTCTATTCAAAGGTTGATGGATCTTGCTAGTATCAATCAAAGTAGATTGAGAGGTTCAACAGATTCTGCTGGGTTAGAATTTAATGCCCGCAATCAATCTGGATTCTTCAATAGAGGCACTCTTATATCATCCTTTTCCTATAGAGTTTCTGGTGGTATTCCCTTGGTCCTAGGAAACAAAACAACATACAATCCTTATAAATTGATATACACCGGGAGAATAGGAGGCAAACGGTATTATGACATAGACGTATTGGCAGATTACCTAGGTCTTCCTTATCCGTGGAGAAATGAATATGAATTTTATACCTACGTGCCTTCAACAGAGGGGGATCAATTAGAAGGTATAATAGACTGGAATAATCCTCAAACAACTATTAGTTTTTCTAATTCCTCCTCCAATGTTTGGTCAGGACATGAAGGAATTTTAGAAACAGTTTTTGGTTACGAACTCTATAAAGGTTTAAATCTCTTGAACGATTAACTTGTTTGCTAAATATTAGTCATGTCTAACAGCATTCAAGCTTTTAATATACAGACCATAGGCATCTGGCCTAATGAAACGTATCAAATAAATCCGTTGGATCAATACATAGATCCAAATGCTGGGTTTTTACCCGCGGAAAATATGTTTCGGTATTTAAACAATTCCTTGAATGAAACAGACTCTTTTCACACTGTAAATTATTCTGGCATAACTTACAACTTTTCTCCAATAGTTAGTCAATATGCAATAGACACCACTCCAAACTCTAAGTTTGTATGGGATTTAACCTCTCACCGCAAAAATTATAATTTTGGACCACAATTTAATTATTTCTATGCTCTGTCCAATCCAGGAACTGATGCATACTATCGCAAATATTATGCATATCTCTTATATCCAGCTCGTTTATTTCTAAAACCCCTTTCTTTGCAGAAAAATGCTTCTTCTTGGACTCTCACCACAAGCACGGTTCTAGTATCTCCTCAAACCTATTTCTTTTCGGGGTCTAGTCATGAATTTCCTTCATATCTTCAGCACACCCAACACATAAACACCAAACCCACTTTTTACCCTCTCCCAATAGACACTGCAAATAATTTTATATTTGAATTATCTGCCTGTAGGATGATGAAAGATGTTCCGGTGGTTTCTTTTACAGGAGATTTTAATCCCTACAGTGCTAGTAGATCTTTGGATCGGATAGGTGGGTGTATTAGACCAGATTCTACATTTATTTCTTATAATGTTGACTACACTCAACCCACTGGAAGCACTTCTTCATTGGGTCAAGTGTTGCCCGACACGGACCCCTTAATATCTCACGCATTTAAAACTTCTTATATTCTCAACCAATCAGAATTATCCTCTGGTAAATTACAAAAATTTCAACTGCTTCAAAATAGGCCCCAAGAAGGCACTAAAAATTTAGGAGATTCCTCTTATTGCATACTCAGTGCAGTTTTTAATTTGTCGTCTACAAATTTACAATATTTTAATTTACAGTTTATTAAGGAAAATTTTACTCATGTAAACGCGGTTACTGGCCGCGCCGGAAGCATAATAGGTGCTTCTTATATAATAGACAGTGATAAATTTCTATTTTCAAATGAATCATGTCAAAGCACGTTTACTTCTTTTCAAATTAACGGCAGTGTTAAAACCCTAGGAATACCTGTAAATTACCAGAATCTGACAAGCAGTTCTACCTGGATAACAAAATATCCTCCACATTATTATAGTTATAAAACCTCTTTATATTCTCCTAGTAATGGTTACAATAGCAAAGCAGATACCTGTAATCTAACATTCTTTCTACAAACATCTGTTTTAAATTTAACAACTTCCAATGCTTTACTTTCTTCTTTTATAGGATCAGATTATAATGCATTGACTTACAATCTCCCGGATAACAATTTAAATGAATATATTAAATTTGAATTATTATCAGATAATTCATTGTTTAGAAACAACAATTCTTTAAGTGCTATTAATTTTTATTATGGTCCTTCATTAAACGTGCCTTATAATATAGAAATTTCTCCGTGGGTTCCGGTATCTTCTGCTTGTAAGCTGTTTATAGATTATCCGGGCACCCCTTATGGTGAAACATTTTTAACAATTCGTTCCACTTTAAGCTCACCCGCTGGATATTTGGCATCTAAAGAAGCCGTAAACATCTTTTTTGCACCAAATCAAACTCAATCTGCAGTTGGTAGTCCTATTTTTCTAGATTTAATAGATCAGCCCGTAGATGCATTCGACGTTACCAGTGCCTTTCTAACGGCAGCACCACAATGGCCTACTAAAAATTTAATAGGTTCTTTTATTTCCTGGGATTTCTTTCCCAAAACAATAGGAGCTCAACTTTATTCTATAGATTCTTTAGGCAATCCTTTATTAGCACTTTCTGCTAATGAAAAAGTTGCTTTTTCTGATCTTACCCAAAATGTTAGATTGTCTGGTACAGGATTTTCGACAGTGGTGATATATCTATCTTCCCAAAAATATAATCAAACCACTTCCCTCACTTCCAACTCTGCTTTATATGACCCGTTTGTTTTAAACAAATTTATTATAGGCCCCAATTCTGTTTTATCTAACGTTAACCGCACTCGAACAATAAGCTTAACAGCATTGCTGCCTTACGGGAATCAATTGTATAGCATACCTTACAACACCCCAGTCTCTTGGACGTGGGATTATACCACAAACACTGCCCCTTCTAGAGGACCCATCAATGCATATTACGGACCTAACAAGACTCCATATGTGTATGCAACTGAAATGAGTGTTAATGTCTTAAGTTCTATTTATTTAGAAATAACTCCCACAGACAACGATTCAATTCCAGTTCTCAACCATGTTAGGGCTCACCTGAGCAGCAAAGTCAGAGTACCTGCCATATACTCAACCTATGAATTCGTTGTTGATGATTTTCCTGCTCGCTCTGTATTAAATTCAGATTTTCGTATAGGATATACAAGCTTTCAAAGCCCATCAGGAACTATTTTAGATACTGGTTTAGATCAATATGTTTTAACAAGGCCACAAGACGGAACAAATATATTATCCTTGTCTAGTTACGCTAATTCACACATCAGTCCCTCTACTACCTATGTATGGACCATTTCTGATAATGCAAACACCTTGTCTTCTGTTACGGTTCCGTATTCAAATCATTTTATTAATTATAACATTAAAACTGCTGCAACTGCAACCTACATTTCATTAAGTGCAGTCAAAGCCGTAGTTGACGCCTGGGGCAATGTCAATATAACTGATAATTCAGAATTTTTATCATCCCCGGAACATAGTGTAGAGACTAGTGTTTACATATATACACCCACTTCTGCAGAATTTTATAAGCCATTAGAATTTGTTATTTATCCCGAGTATGCTTGGTTGGGTGGTCGTCAATTAACATTATTAACTCCTTCTAATTACACCCTTTCCAAGGCACCTTCAGCATATTCTCATAAAAAATCTAGTAGCCAAACTTTTTGGGTTAGTGCTAATAAAAAATTTAACGAATATAATTACTGCATAGGGTCTTCTTATAAATTTTTATCATCGGTCAATGCTAATATTGGCCTCATAGACATTCCATATACCACAGAACTTTCTGATGTGTCTGGACTAATGATTTCTTTGTCGGGGTTTAGTTTAGCATATCCTTCATACGCATCTATATATTATGTTAAACCGGAAAATGGGGTTTTAAAAACATTTACATTCCCTATCACCGCTCAAACTCAAAATTTATCCGGTAACCCCTCATTAAATGTCTTTAAGTCAAATCCTTACATTGTACCTCATAAAATAGACACAGTGTTTAATTTTTCATTGGCGACTACCTCGTTGGATTTAGATTATACTAGAATAATAACTTTAACCCAGCACATTACAACCTCTCCTCTAGAAGCACCGGCTCAGCCTCTTAAGGATTTCGGGACTATTACCTATCTACTATCCACCGATTATTGGGCTAAGGAAATTACAGTTCCTTCTATTGACGGCACATTTGACGCCATTTCCTTGAATATAGGTGATCCGTTTGAGGAAGGGTATATTAGCAACTCTAAAACCAACCATTTATCATTCAGGCCGTTATTTGCCACGATGCCTTATCAGATACCTTCTTCAACTTTTGATAATTATTCTATATTCAGTTATGCCAGTGCCAGAGACCTATGGAGTCCGTATATCCAGACAACTAGTCTTTCTGCTACCAATGAATGGCAGACTCTTGTCGCATATTATACAGGGTCCATGCCACAGGCATTTTTGTCCACTTACATAGCTCTAACTGGCCAGGAAATATACATAGAATTCACCTCTCCAGATGAATTAGAACACCATTACATAACTCATTGTGTTACAAATTTTGGCGAGCTTAGTGGAACATTTACCCAATCAGTCTCTTCTGACAAAAATCAACCGGCCAAGTATACATACAATTCAAGTGGCTCGTTCTTTATACAATATGAAGTCTTTTATAACGATGGCACATCTAAGATTAATTTTCTTCCAGACGCCATTACAATATTTCCACAATGGACTGTATATAACCAGGAAGCCATTCGAACAATTAATGAAGCTTCTCTTGCATTTAATTATTCATTAGATCAAATAAAAATTCAACCCAATGAATGGGGTGATGTTGATATTTTTAATACAGCCATATCTCGTCTTCACGATAATTTACAATATTTGCGAGAAAATTCTCAAACTATTGACACAGATTCACCTTCTATGTTTTATGGTTGGTTGGGATGTAATTCTTTTAAAAAATCTGAAGGCATACGTTGGTATGCTAAGAATTTTGATGAATTGTTTTATGAGGATTTAAATTTTGCCACAAATTCTGGCAGTTCTAGTTTTTCCAATATTCAAGACGTGGCAGCCACTGATGATTATATATTTGTGTTGGATAATTTTAAACTGAGAGGTTTTTATAATAAACATTATAAACCAGTAGAAACTCTTTTTGTATCTTCCTCTGACATTTCTTCTTCTTGGGACTTGGAAATGGTTGCTCCTTGCAGCATGGATATAGATACAAAAACTTCAAATATATATGTCGTAGACCCACCGCGCAATAAAGTGGTTTGCTTAAATATAGATTATAGCACTCCGGCAATAAACTTTTCTGTTAATATAGGAGGTTTTGGTTCTAAAAATGATTCCGGAAAATTTAATGCTCCTTCCCAAGTAATTGTTTCTAGTGATAGTGTTTTTGTGTTGGATTATAATAACCAATGTGTTAAGGAGTATACCACAGACCTTAATTGGATTCACACTTATTTTACAGAAGATTTTAACACAGACCAACCTATTAGTATTGCTAGTACAAACAGTGGCACCGTTTATATTTTGACTAAATCTATGAGAGTATATATCTTCATAGAATCTAACCCATCAACCCCGCTTATCCAGTTTTCTTTATTAGAAATGATGTCTAATAAAGAAGATGCTATTAAAATGATATTAGACGAAAACGGAAGTTTCTTGTATATTACAACTCCCACAAAGATTTTTAAATATACATCAACTCCTATAAAAAACAGTACAACCACCTACATAGGGACTTATATAGGAATAGTAGATTTTAAATTTCCGTCTTCTGCAATTAAGAAAGCCACAAATCAGAATTTATTAATTGCCACTCCAAATGCAGTGGCAAAGGTCCAAGACATTGTGTCTTTATTTAAAATCGGGGATGGTCTTCCTTATCAAATGTGGTCTTTAGATCAATTATTACTTGATAAACAAGAATTTGCGTCTGATGTAAATTACAACAAATCACTTGTCAGATTAACTCAAAATATTAAAACATTTAGAAACAATCTCAATTCTAGATTTGTAAAAATTTATAAAAAAACAGATATAGGTGATTTATATTACTTTGCTTTAGATCCAGTACCGGTTGGTGATCAACCTCAATTTGAAAAAGATGTGGAAAATGAATCTGTAAACATAGGAGTCAACGAATTACATATTCCTCAAGTATTTAACAGAGAATTGACAAAAATTTATAATGCCTTAGATCAATTGAGATTATTTTTAAATATTTCTGATCTGTCTCTGTCTAGTGCGTCTATTATTAAAGAAAATTTTTGTTGGTCGTGGAAATCAACTGCTTGCCACAATTTAACCCTGCCATCTATTAAGGTAGCCAACGTAAATCCTATTACATTTACAGAACTTAAAAAGAATTTTCCTATAGAATATGCTCCTTCTAAGCTTTGGAAAGATGCAGTTTCTAATTGCTGTTCTTAATTTGATAAAAATAAATTATCTATAAATACCTAAAATGTTTAATTCTTCCTCCATAACCTTAAATCCGTTGGAACTCACTCAAACATTAAACAGAGTATCCCCCTTTGTATTGTCTATAAATCCACAATTTACAGATCCTCTATCAAAGTCTTATAAAATAGTATATGATTTTAATGACGGAACCTCTACAATTACCAAGATATTAAAAGCCACTCCATATCAAAAAAATGATCTTTTAAAATTTCCTTATGAAATAACAGACCCGCGCAATGAAATAGTTTCCCACACGTTTATTTTACAAAAAGAAACTTCTAAAACTTTTTATATTAATGTTAAAGTATATTCGGTCATGGATGCTATCTTTGGATCTGGAGAAACCCCAAATTACAGTGAATTTATAATAACTCTTCACCTACAAGCACCCACCCTTGATACCAAATCGATAGAATTAAGCAGTAATTTTTTTGAAGAAATTCACTTATTAAATTCCAGGATGTTTGATTTAGATAATACACTTTTATATAATTTTGAAAGCTCCAATCCTCACTATTTGTTGCCCACAGTGGTCAAATGGCATGATCCTTTCAATAACCTAAACACTGCACCTTTTCTTTTTGATCCAGAATATTCTCCAAGAGGAAGATACCCTAGATAATATGCTTAATTTTCAAAACCACACCACACCAGGAGAACTTTGGCTGCGAGATCCCAAAGGCAATAAGGCATCTGCAGCTACTTTATTGAGTAATGTTTATAATAAATACCAAACATTAAACCCCTCAATAACTTCCAACTTAAACGGCTCTGTATATCTCAATGACCAACAAATATATGATACATTTTATTCTGAATTAACCTCCAATCAAATAACTAGATTTGATACATTTTATGATAGCCTTTTTATTGAGACCAAATCTGGATGTATTTTTGAAAAGATATATGTTGATAAAGATGTAATTAAACCCTTTTCTGTTGCAGATAATTTTACAGCTAAGCACAATGTTAATCCAGGATTTTTGTCTTATGATAGTTATGTAGATTATTGGTTTGATGAATCAAAGAATTATGTATACTTTGCGTATATTTCTAATTTAAATGAAAACAAAGATTTTCCTCTCAGATTTGCATTTGCTTTAATAGTAAATCAATTTGATTGCAAGACCGGATTAATAAGAACAATTATGTTGTGGAAGGTTATCCTAGGATTTAATTCTAGTATAAATTGGGATATATTTGATTATGTATTAGAAGCTCCTAAAATTACCTTCAACTCCTCTACTCGTACTTTTAATGTTTCCTTCTTGTTAAAAAATATTGTTAGACAATTTGGATTGGTGAGTATAAACTTCAAGCAAACTGACACAGTTCAGCAAGGAACTTTTGAAATCACAGAAGTCAATGGCCATTTACCATTTTTTGAGCTAGATCCCACCAAATGTGAAGCATATCCATATGACCCCAGAGCCCTGTCTCATTATCGAGTTGTAACGGTGGCTAGTGAGAAAACAGACCCAGCTTATAACCTCAAATTCATAACTTTAGTCTCTTACAATCCCGATGAAGAACTTGTCGCTAATTATCTTGTTGTGGAATAAGTAATAAAAATGGATCCTTTAATCACAAATGGCGAAATAAAAATTACAGACCTATCTAGGGCCCCGATTTTAAGATCTAGTGATCTATTCGTAGCCGCCACCCATTTAGACGGTTCTGCTGATATAACCACCCAGGCCATATCCTCTTGCGTATTGCTTGATTATGTTCTCTCACACGGTCCCTATAATTTTGGAGCCAATTTATCCAGTATAGGAGTCCACACCAATCCAACTCTCGATGGATGTTTTGTTTGTGATATTAATGCCAAACATTACAGTATTATTCCCAGCAACCCAGCATGGCCTCAATCTCAAAGCCAACCTGAAGCACCTAATTGCACAACTGATTCTTACTATTCTAACATAGGAGGAGGAACTGGTAATGTGGTATGGGGTACAGAATCCACCATCGGCGGCGGTTGCTATAATACGGTAATGGACAGTAATTCTGTTATAGCCGGTGGTAAAAATAATATAATAAATTGCTGTGAATCCTCAATAGGTGGCGGCGGTAATAATATATCATGTGGAATATACACCACTATTGGAGGAGGAAATTGCAACGTAGCAAATCAAGAAGCTAGCACCATAGCCGGTGGTAAACTCAACCTGATTACAACTCCAGAATTGACTAATATTACATACAGAGGAGGAGTTATTTCTGGGGGCACTAATAACGCTCTTTCTGGATGTTATGGATTTATTGGCGGCGGATTTCATAATGATTCCACCGGCAACCACTCCGTTATAGTTGCTGGGGAATGTAACAATATAGATTCACACCACAGCTTTATCGGTGGTGGAGAATTTAATAATATTGCATCTGGTAATTGCAGTGTTATAATAGGAGGAGGTTCCAACATTATATCCGGCGGCGCCTCTATATTAATAGGAGGAACTCACAATAATATTAATGGAATTTACTCCGTTGTAAATGGTGGCTATACTAATTCTATAACTGGTGAATATTCTTATATAGGCACCGGAGATCATAATCATATCTCTGGGAACAATTCTTCTGTAGTGGCAGGTGTTTGCAACTTTATTGCAAGTGATCATTCTTTTATAGGAACCGGTCTGTGTAATTCTGCCATTCAAACCCATGCTTCAGTTCTTAATGGCAGGTGCAACAATTCATTGGGTGAGTTTTCGGCAATTCTTAATGGGCAGAATAATGTTGCTTTAGGATCTAACTCAACTGTTCTTAACGGGTGTGTTAATACTGCATCCGGAAATTGTAGTTTAATTGGTGGCGGCTGCTATAACATAGCATCTAATGCATATTCAACTATTCTAGGGGGTCATCATAACTCAGCAAGTGCTGTACATTCTTTTATAGCTGGTGGAAGCTATAATAGCAGTAATTCCTATAACAATACTTTTATATTAGGATCAACTATAAGTGCCACCAGGGTTGATTTTACTTACGTAAACAATTTAAGTTCAGGAAATGAAATATATGCAGCCAACAATGTTTGTAGTATTAATCAATGTGCCACAGATTGCATAGGTTCGGGTAACAACATATGTGCCACTAATACTATATGTGGAAATTATATATGTGGAAGATCTTGTGTAAGCACCCCTCGTTCATTTTCTTCTATTTGTGCATCAACCCCTTTAATCAGTTCTCAGTATGCATATATCTCAGAAAAGTTGTATGGCAATATAATATATGCTAACAAGTGTGTACACACCACAGATATAGAATCTTCCACTATAACCAATATAGGCACTCTTACAAATGTGGGCCAACTTACAAGTGTTGGGTCCATTTGCAATTACGGAGCATTTAACAACACTGGCACCATGTGCAATACAGGATATTTCCACAATGAAGGAACTATCTGCAACACCACTGGGTCTATATGCAGTAATAGTGATATAGTGGTGGGTACTACAGGAAGATTCTTATCGGGCGGTCAAGATTTATTAGAATTGTTTAATTCTTACACAGCTGGATCGGGGTTTTATAAAACCCCTTATGTGGTTCAATTTATAGGAGATGGTGTCACTACAAAATTTAGTGATTCAAATTTTCCCAGCATAAATCCAAATAATTTTTTAATTTCTATAGCGGGTTTAATTCAAAGACCTTATATAGATTTTACCAGCAATTTATCCAACAAAGGATCTGTGGTATTTTCTTCACCTCCACCAGCTGGGCAATTAATTAATATATACGCCAATCAAAGTAGTGAAGTGGGTAAGAGTATTGTTGGATTTTATAATCCTCAATATACAACCTTCATTGCGGACGGTACCTCCTTGGATTACTCTATTCCGAGTGAAGTATATAATGGCACAGACCCTAATGGATATTTGGTTTCTGTGACTGGATTGGTCCAAAGACCCACTACAGACTTTACAGTGTTAAGTGCTAATGATGGCTTAAATGGCATTATACATTTTGTAGCCCCTCCACCCTTAAATGGAGCAGTAACCATACATTCATTTAAATTTTCTACAATTTCAATTTTTAATTCCATATTTAATTATCTCTCAGCTAGTAATTTTAATATTCCCATATCTTCATTTACCGCGCCTGGAATTACAGCTGCTCATATAGTAGCAACTTCTGATATATATACTCCTTTTATAAATGCCACTCGTATAGCGGGTTCTACTGTCAGCGGAAATCTTACCATTACAGGTAATTTATCCACTTTAGGGACTACGACCTTCGTGGGTTCTATAATATCAAACACTAGTGCTTTGAGTGTGATAAATTACGGACCTTCTCCAGCACTGTGGGTGGGTCAATATAGTACAGCTGGGGACATAGCATCCTTTTATGACTTAGACCAACAAAGAGAGGTGTTGCATGTAGGAGGCATTAACGGTATTAACCCAAATGTTGGTATTTTAACTTCCACTCCCAATAAAACATTAACTGTAGTGGGAGAAATTAGTGCCACCGGAAGTCTTTTCTCTTCAGGAAACCTTAATGTAACCGGTTCGGGTATTAATTACATAAACGGCAATGTTGGATTAGGCACTTTAACTCCTCGCAGTAAATTGGATCTTAATGCCGGAGTTATAGCCGGAGTTGCTAATATTAGAGGGGTTTCTAATTCTGGAGCTTATTCTATATGGGGTGGTTTAGGGACAGATGGAGCTATAGATGGAGGTTATGTACAATTGTATGGTAGTGCTCACACTGGTTATCCAAATTTATTATTATTTGGAAACTCTTCTTCCAATGAAACAATGCGCATTGCTTCAAACGGCAATGTAGGAATAAACGATACTGCTCCCTCTGAAAAGCTATCAGTCACTGGTAATATTAGAGCCACAGGCACCCTCAACATAGGAGGTACCAGCTTACTCCATGGCCCGTTATGGTTGGGTAGACAAGACGCTTCATTGGAAGGAGGACAATTAACTTTTGCCAAAGCATTAGATAATACAGAAGCTTGGACCATTGATGTTTTCGGAAATGATGCATCTCCTCGTTTAAGATTTTTTACTTCTAACGAAAAGATGACCATTTTAAACAATGGCAAAGTTGGAATAGGAACCGCTGCTCCTACTAGAACATTAGAAGTAAACGGAGATTTCCAAGCAACTAACATTTATGGATCTTTAAATGTAAATCAAATAGCCGGGACTCTTTTAACCTCTCAAGGCGGAACAGGCGGCGCCACCGCTTCAGCGGGTGCAAAGAATTTATTAGACGGGATAGGCACTGGTACATCTGGTTATGTTTTAAAAACAGGAGGTGCTGGAAATTATTATTGGGCAGCAGAAACGGGAGCCACCGTCCAAGTAGGAACTCTTATAAATTCTACTCGGGCGGCATGGACGGCCACGGCCTCTCAAACTGTATTCACGGCCCCTTCTTATACAACCGGAGCCAATCAATTAAGAGTATATGTTAATGGCGTTCGCCAAACCACCAATGATTACGCAGAAACATCTACAACTTCTTTTACATTAACAGTTGGTTGTAATGCTGGAGATTATGTTTTAGCAGAGGTGGATGGATATTATACATATCCAAACATAGCGTCTGCAGTAGTGTTTAGCCCCACAGGCAATGTCGCTGCTATAAATGTTCAATCTGCAATAGCAGAGCTAGATACAGAAAAATTTGATAAAACTGGGGGACCTATTTCCGGGGATGTAACAATGTCTGCTGCTAAAATAACCTTAGCTGCAGGAACTACCACTAAACCGCCTTTAGTGTTTTCATCTGGTGCAACCCTTAGTAGTTTATTGGCTGGCGCCGTGGAATGGGACGGTTCTAAACTATATGTCACATATACTGCGGGCCCTACAAGAAAAACAGTGGCCACAGAAGATTATGTAACCACGGCCTTAGGATCTTATGCCCCTAAAGCAGCTCCTGCTTTCACAGGAGCTTGCCAAATTGGTGTAAGTGGAACTAATGGTAGTCTTTTAGTTTACGGCGACATAAATGCCACAGGCGATGTAATTGCTGCTTATGCCCCCTCAGATATAAGACTTAAATCTAACATAGTTCCTATATCCGATGCGTTAAACAAAATTGATAAAATTTCTGGTGTTGAATTTATATGGAATAATAAACAGCAACTTTATAAAGGCAAGGATGTGGGAGTTATTGCCCAGGAAATAGAAAAAGTCTTACCCGAAGTGGTAGCCGTCAGACATGATGGATATAATGGGGTAAAATATGAAAAAATTGTGGCTCTATTAATTGAAGGTATTAAAGAATTAAGAAAAGAAGTAGAGGAGTTAAAAAGAAAGTAATAAATTTATTAAATTATGACAAAAGTTAAAAGTTCAACATTAGATTTAACAAATCTTTCAGCAATAGCCGCCGCCACCGGCGGAGCCACCTACACAGGCGCTTGGACCCCTGGGAGCGGTGGAACTTTTGTTTCTACTTCTTGTTCTGGAAATGCAGCAACCGCTAGTGCTTGTACCGGCAACGCAGCTACAGCTACAAATGCAACCGCATTGCGCAATGCTGCCACCACCGCATACATACTCGCAGCTCTTTCCGGTGCTAGTACGATAGTACAAACTGACACATACGGGTCCATAACAGCCACCGGAGACGTAACCGCATATTCAGATGCTAAACTTAAAGAAAATGTAAAAACTATTGACAATGCTTTGGATAAAACATTAAAATTAAGAGGAGTCTATTATAATAAAATAGATGATCAAACGAAGCGTCAAAATGTTGGAGTTATAGCCCAGGAAATTAAAGAAATTTTACCAGAAGTGGTACATTGCGTTGATTCAGAGAATGAAGATTCTATTTTATCAGTTAGTTACGGCAACATTGTTGCTCTTCTTATAGAAGCTATTAAAGAACAACAAAAACAAATAGAAGATTTAAAGAAGGTTGTTACTAAGTTAAATAAATAATATGAGTTTCGTCAAAGCCACTTTAAATATGTTTGAAATTCCACTCAGTGGAGTTTTAGCCGGTAAAAACTCTGTAGTCAATCATGATAACAGTTTCATTATCGGATCGAACATGATGTCAACATCAGCAAATGTTTTATTTGTTAATAGTTTAAGTGCTTCTGGCAAAATTTTTGGAGTTACTGATGGTAGCATGGTTAACTCTGTAGGAGGAAAAAGAGGCAATGTAACCTTAGAAATTCCGGATGTTAATTACCTGGAAACAACTTTACAAAGTATTGAGCAAACTCTTTATTCTAAATTAGATTTAGTAGGAGGTACCATTGTTGGAGATCTTACAGTCACGGGAGGAATATCTGCACAGGGAGGAGTTCATTTTGCCAATACCATATTTTCCACAACCTCTTCTTTAAGTGTGGTCAACACTGGGTACGGCCCCGCTCTTTATGTATATCAAGGCAAAGGATCTGGAGATGTCGCTTCTTTCTATGACGGTGACGGAATAGAAGTTTTACATATAGGAAACGCAAAAAATACAGCAGGGCTGGATCCATCTGGGGTCATTGGGATTAAAACCTCTAATCCCAACAAAACTTTAACGGTTGTGGGTGAAATCAGTGCTACCTCAGATATTACCACTTCTGGTAAATTTAAAGGAGATGGAACTTCTTTGACATTGCCTTTGGCAACCTCTGGTCTTGCAGGTGTATTTAAATTAGGAGCTGGGTTATCTTTGGATCCGAACGGCGCTTTGAATATTGCCAATATTTTCACCGGTGCCACTGGAGCTACGGGTCCCATTGGAGCCTCTGGAGCCACTGGACCTCTAGGAATTACTGGAGCTACGGGACCTTCCGGGCCTATCGGATTTTCGGGCTCTCCTGGTCAAACAGGGACCCAAGGATCTACTGGAGCCACTGGATTGGGCGCTACTGGAGCCACTGGCATTCAAGGTCCAAACGGCGCCACTGGACCCTTTGGTGCCACCGGCCTTGGAGCCACCGGCGCCACAGGCATTCAAGGCCCGAGTGGGGCGACAGGTCCTCAGGGTATTCAAGGAACTCCTGGAGGAGCCACTGGGCTTCAGGGTCCTACAGGAGCCACGGGATTAGGAGCCACCGGAGTTCAGGGGCCAGCCGGCATTCAAGGGGCCACTGGAATAGGAGTTCAGGGACTTAGTGGTAATCCAGGAGCTACTGGAGTCATGGGTCCCGCCGGGCCTGTAGGTGCTACTGGAATAGGTGCCACCGGACTTCAGGGCACTATAGGAATACAAGGAATTCAAGGTCCAAGCGGGGCCACGGGTATTCAGGGTGCCACTGGTTTAGGAGCAACCGGCATTCAAGGACCCACAGGTGCCACGGGAATACAGGGTGTCTCTGGTTTATCTGGTAGTCTAGGACAAACTGGACCCACAGGTGCTACTGGTATTCAGGGAGCCACAGGAATACAAGGTGCTACTGGTATTCAGGGAGCCACTGGTGCAAACTTAGACAGTACTAAACTTCCTCTAGCAGGTGGAACCATGACTGGTGGGATAAATCTTCTCTACGTCACAGAAACATATGCAGTCCCTTCCATTGTATCCAATGCAGTTGCTTTTGATTTAACATCTGCCTCTTTATTTAGATTAACTCTAAATTCTACAGTCACTATAACCTTTACAAACACCCCAACTGCTCCAAAAGTTTATAGTTTTGCTTTACAGACTATAGGAGACGGAACTGCTAGAGCCATTACTTGGCCCACTACTATTAAATGGCCAACAGGAGTTGCACCCACCGTAACATCTACTCTTAATAAAGTAGATACATACAGCTTTCTCACATCAGATGGTGGCTCCAACTGGTATGGATATATAGGTTATCAGGGACATTAATTATGAAATTATATTGCTTAGTAGAAGACAGAAAAGATGAAGAAGGTAATGTTTATAAGAGTATAAACCAAGGTCCCACAGAATTGCCGCAAAACACTTCATTTGTTTCTAATTTAAATTCTTTAGACGAAACCTCTCTTAAAGAATTGGGATGGTTGCCTTATAAAAAGCAATCAGAAGACAAAGAAGTTTATGTTTCTTCTAAATATGAAATTTTAGAAGACAAAGTAATTGAAATTATAGAAACCAGAAATAAAACCGAAGAAGAATTAAACATTGATAAAGAAAAGAGAGAATATTATCTATGGCAAGATTTGAGAAAACAAAGAGATCAGTTGTTGTCTGAATCTGATAAAATGGTCATGGTGGACAAGTGGGAAAAAATGAATGAATTTGAAAGAGAAAGGATATCCACATATCGTCAATCTTTAAGAGACTTGCCAGATTTAACCAAAGATCCTGCCGAAGTAAACTTTCCAGTTCTTTAATTTTATGTCTTTCTTATTTGCCCAGCGCAGGAGTTTTTCGAATTCTTTGTCCGTCAAAGGCCTCGGAACATTTAATAGAATTGCAGCGACCGACGGCTGTTCTTTGGCTCTTAAAAGTGATGGCACATTAATTGGATGGGGAATTGGCCCTCACCTTATCATTCCTTCTAGTGCTAATTCAGGGGTGGTGGACATTAAAGTAAGCCAGCAAGGTTGTTTGGCTCTTAAAAGTGATGGTTCAGTGATAGGATGGGGCACTAATTGGTATGGTGAATTCACCATTCCTATTGGAGTTAGTTCTAAAGTGGTGAGTATTTCCCTGGGCGGCCATCATTCTCTAGCTCTTAAAAGTGATGGCACTGTAGTTGGCTGGGGGGATAATAGTTACGGCCAAATTACTATTCCTTCTAGTGCCACTTCTGGTGTGGTGGCTATTGCTTGTGGGTATTACCATTCTCTAGCTCTTAAAAGTGATGGATCTGTAATTGCCTGGGGATTTAATAATTTTGGTCAAACCACTATTCCTATTAGTGCTAATTCTAATGTGGTTGCTATTGCTGCAGGTGGCTTCCATTCTCTAGCTCTTAAAAGTAATGGCACTGTAGTTGGCTGGGGGAGCTATGTTTATGGAGAGCTCGCCATTACAGATTCTAATGTGGTGGCTATTGCTGCTAGTGGGAATGTTTCCTTGGCTCTTAAAAGTGATGGCTCTGTAATTAGTGCCGGACAATGGGCGTTCTACAACGCCAATACCAATCAAATGTATTATGTCGGGGTCACCAATCCCACTAGTGTTAGTTCTGGCGTGGTTACTATTGATACCTCTAGTCGAAGTTGTTTAGCCATTAAAAGTGATGGCTCTATAATTGGTTGGGGGGATAATAGTGTCGGCCAAATTACTATTTCTACTACAACCCTTTCTAGAGCAGCCTGTGCAAAAAGAATTGCTGCTGGCCGCACCCATTCTCTAGCTCTTAAAAGTGATGGATCTGTAATTGCCTGGGGATTGAATAATTTTGGTCAAACCACTATTCCTTCTAGTGCCACTTCTGGTGTGGTGGCTATTGCTGGCGGCTGGCGCCATTCTCTAGCTCTTAAAAGTGACGGCTCTGTAATTGCCTGGGGAGATAATTTTTATGACCAAACTACTATTCCTTCTAGTGCCACCTCTGGTGTGGTGGCTATTGATTGTGGGGATTACCATTCTCTAGCTCTTAAAAGTGACGGCTCTGTAATTGCCTGGGGATATGGTGTTGACGGTCAAACCACCATTCCATCCAGTGCCACTTCTGGTGTGGTGGCTATTGCTTGTGCCCAATATTATTCTCTAGCCCTTAAAAGTGACGGCTCTGTAATCTCCTGGGGGCGTAATAGTGTCGGTCAAGCCCCCATTCCATCCAGTGCTGCTTCTGGTGTGGTGGCTATTGCTTGTGGCGTCGAGTATTCCATGGCCCTTAAAAGTGACGGCTCTGTGATTGGTTGGGGAATCAATATTTACGGGACGTCACCCGTTATTCCATCCAGCGCGCTTTCTGGTGTAGTGGCTATTGCTTGTGGTGGCAACCATTATCTAGCACTTAAAAGTGACGGCTCTGTAATTGCCTGGGGATATAATAATTATGGTCAAACCACCATTCCATCCAGCGCACTTTCTGGTGTAGTGGCTATTGCTGGCGGCAGCGAGCATTCCATGGCCCTTAAAAGTGACGGCTCTGTAATTGCCTGGGGAAATAATAGTAGTGGTCAAACCACTGTTCCAGCATCTTTAACTTAACAGAAGAGTTATACTATCATAGTTAACCATTCTTGATAAATAGTATAGATGTCCGTTTCTTTTAATTTTCCAGACCTCAACACTATTCAATGGCTCCCAGTTAATTATAAAACTGTAGGCCAAGATTATGTTACTAAATTTACTACTTTAAAATTTCAAGACGGAGTAACTTTTGGGTTGAATGAATGTTTAAAGAATTTTAAAGATGCATCATTTAATAAGAGCACTGGAATGTTCTTAACTGACATTAACACTAGTTCTAACATTTTAGAAGATGCTAGTAACCCCGACGATATTAGCAATCTGGCTCAAATTTTTACACCCATATGCACAGTTGATTCACTAGACAATAAATTAATAACTCTATCTACAACCTATGAATTGTCTGCCACATCTCGTGTGGCTATGGATTTATTTGGTAAAAATTCTAATGCTCAATCCTCAGATAATTTTAATTTTATTTTCTCTAAAGATTTCACACATGTATTAAACAACGCAGAAGAAAATTTTGTTTCGGTAGAAACCACTTATTATAGCAAAAACACTCAGGAAGTTCCTCATCAATTTTTATTAACTTGGAATAATATTAATAATAAATTAATTTTTCAACCAAAAATACATCCAGATAGTAATAGTCAGAAATTTTCTTATCTATTGTCCGATGATGGTATTTGTTTATTTAAACCGGATACAAACTTTTCTATACTGGTAGATAAGGATTCAAGCTCAGATACTTTTGTTTTTAAAAACTATACACCGACTCCGAATGAAGCCCTTCCTCTTTCTTCCTTTTTAAAATTTGTTTCTTATAAAATCCAGCAACTCTCTCATTCAGAT